AATAATTTAAAAAATAAGTTAATAGAAGTTTATAGAAATAAAAAGGCAAAATTTCAATGCGAATGTGGAAATAGTTTTGTTACTGATGTTTTTAGGTTTATATCTGGTGAAAAAAGACGTTGTGAACAATGTACTAAAAAAATGTCTGGGTTAGAATTAAAAGTTATGGAGTTTTTAACAGAAAATAAAATAAATTTTGAATATCAATATTCTTATCCTGATTTAAAAAACAAAAAGTTATTACCATTTGATTTTTATTTAACAGACTATAATACTTGTATAGAAGTAGATGGAGACCAACATTTTCATTGTGCTTTTATAAATGATAAAGAAAGAGCTCGAGAAAATTTAAAGATGGTTCAAAACAATGATAATAAGAAAGAACAATATTGTATAGATAATAATATTGGTTTAATTAGAATTCCTTATTGGAAAATAAAAAATGAAAAATTTAAAGAAATTTTATCTCAATTTATAAATACTGATTAGATTTAACAAATCTAATTAAATATATATGTGTCAACAGCGATACAAAAATCTTCAGCATCAATGGCAGCTGGAAACAATACACTAGAGCAAACATTTGGGCTTGTAACAGCAGGTACTGAAATTTTGCGTGAGCCAGGTAGGGTAGCAAATGGTTTAAGTACAATAACCGCACGTCTGGCTTCTACAAATGATGATTACATAGCATCTATAACAGGTGGTATGGGTGTTATAGATAAAAATACAGGAGAGCTTCGTTCAACTTTTGATGTTTTACAAGATTTATCTAAATCATGGGAAAACTTAACTTCTGTAGAAAAAAATGAATTAGCAGAAACTGTCGCAGGGAAGACGCAAAGGTCTCTATTTACAGCTATTATGACAAATTTCGACAGTGCTGTAGGTGCAACAGAAGCTGCTTTAAATAGTGAAGGCAGTGCTGCACAAGAAAATTCCAAAAGAATGGACAGTTTAAAAGGAAAAGTACAACAATTACAATTAGCATGGCAAGATTTTGCTAGAAATACTATAAACAGTGAAGTTGTTAAATCTTTATTATCATTAGGTACTCAATTAATAAAATTAGCTGATAGTGATATGGGTAGATTATTAATTACTATAGCATCAGTATCACTTGGTATGAATGTATTAAAAAAAGCTTTTAGTAAATTGGAAATTGTAAAGAGTGCCACTTCTTTGTTTAAAGCTTTTAGAGAAGAAATGGCATTACAAGCAGCATTAGCTCCTACGACTGCTGCAAGCTTAGATATATTTACAGTTGCAACAGCTGCTGCAAAAGTTGGTGTACAAAGTTTAACAACAGCATTATTAGCAAATCCTTTATTCTGGGTAGCAGCAGGTGGCTTAGCAATATATGGAATAGCAAAGGCAATAGATGCTTTAAATGTTACATTTGATGAGCATATAGAACGTTTAGATGAAGCTAATAAAAAATATGAAGAAGCAAAAAAAGAATTAGATGACAATACTAATGCTATAGAAGAGAAAAAGAAAAGATTAGAGGAAATAAATGAATTAGAGAAAACAGATAATTCTTCTAAATATGAAAATGAAAAGAAAAATATAGAAGCCGAAGTAAAGGTATTAGAAGCAAAACAAAAGGTACTAGAAAATAATGCTAAGTTAGCAAAAGAAGCTGCTCAGAAGGAAGCAGTAGCTACTTTACAAACTAAAGAAGCTGTAACTGCTGTTGGGTTAGCATATTCTAACAATACTGCCAAAGTTGTATCTGCCGGTTCTAAACAAGTAGATATTTTTGGAAAAGTACAAATGCAAATGCAAGAGTACGATACTTATTTAAATGCTGTAAATAAAGATACAAAAGATGCATTTCAATCAGATAAAAGTTTTGCAGCAGAGCAAGAAGAAAAGAAAAAGCATTTAGACGAAGTAAAAAAATCTCTATTAGATGAAGCTCAACAATTAGAGGACGTAAGAGATAAGTTGGATACTTCTACTGAGGAAGGTCAGAAATATGCTGACAAAATAGACGATACAGTTGATGGAATCAATAACTATATAGATAGTTTAGATACTCAAAATGAAAGTTTGTCTGCTCAAGAAGAATATTTAAAAGGTGTAGAAGAAGAAGAAGCTGAATATCAAGCACGATTAAAAGAAAGATTAACTCTTACTGAAGATAATATACAAGCATTGAATGATGAAATAGATAGTGCTCAAAGTGCATATGGAACATTAACTGCTGCTGTTGACGAATATAATAGTTCTGGTGGATTATCTATGGACACTATACAACAATTACTTGCATTGGATGGGGATTATTTAAATTCTTTAGAGTTAGTAAATGGACAATTACAAATTAGTGCTGAGTCTGAACAAAGTCATAGTGAAATGATTGAGCAAGATACTATGGCTTTGATAGAAAATGCAGCAATGAATGATTTGCAGGCTATGGCAGCAGAAGCTTCAGGAAGTACGGCGCAATCTGCGGCACAAAAAATACAAACTGCGGGAGAGAATGCAAAATCTGCTGGAGAGTATGCTAAACAAGGTGCAGCAGGATTTACAGAACTAGCGGGAGCTATGGCTCAAGCAGGTATGGTAAATCTTGATGGAGTAGATGTTGAAGGTTGGGCGAAAAAATGGGCTGGTATCACTGATAAAATAAAAGGGTTGACTTCTGGAAAAGGTGGATTAAAAAGCTCAAAATTCACAGGAAGTAGTGGTTCAGGTAAAAAATCTGGTGGTTCTGGTAAAAAGTCTGGCTCAGGTTCTTCAAAATCAACTAAAGAAGAATATAAAGCAGAGATAGATACTTTATATGCTTATGAAAATGCTTTAGATAATGCAAAAGACGCAGTAGACAGATTGAATGATGCCCTAAAAGATACAGATAATTTTAATGAGCAAGAAAAGATATTAAGGCAATTAATAGACGCAACAAATAATCAAATAAATAAAACAAATGAGTTAAAGAATGCACAAACAGCGCAAATGAATGACTATATAAATCAATTAAGAGCTCAAGGTTTTGCAATAGATTACAATGCTTCTAAAAATGAATTATTCATAAACAATATGCAACATCTAGCAGACTTTTCTGGAGATACTGCTAAAAATCTTGAAAAACTAATAAAGAAAATACAAGACTTAAATGATGATAATAGAAGCTTAGACGGTTCTGTAAGAGATTTAACTGGAGATGTAAAAGATTATTATGAACAGTTAGAGGAAATACCTGAGAAAAAGTTAAAGAAATTCAACGAGTTAATGAAGGAATTTCAACAAGGAAGACTTGACCAAATTCAAAATCAAATAGATGATATTCAACATGAGATGGATAATGACCCTCGTTTAAAACAACTTGAGGAACAAATCGAGGCTTTAGAAAAACAAAATGATGAAATTGATAAACAAAAAGAACTAGAAGAAAAATTACTTGCAGTAGAAGAAGCAAAAGAAAAATTAGCTAATGCTAGAAAAGAAAAGACGATACAAATTTACCGTGAAAATCAGGGATGGGTAGATTTATGCCCAGCAGCATAGTAATATGTTGTGTAATAAGTAACTATATAGGTCAAAGGCTAGAGGTAGCAGAGACCTAGGTAAGATGGAAAAGGAGTGGAATGAGATATGGATTTTATATCTTTGTCACAATTTGAGAAACAAATTATATTAGGTGGATTATTAGGAGATGCTTATTTTAATAAGAAAGTTAATAAAATTAGATTTTCTCAAGGAGAAAAACAATATGAATATTTATTATGGAAAAAGAAAATTTTTTTGAATAATATAAATGGAATTTATACGAGAAATTACAAAGAAGGATATGTAGGTTATTACTTTGAATTTACAAATAAAAAACATTTGCATGATGATTTATTTGAGTGGTTAAAAAGTAATTTATATAGTAGAGAAGGAAGAAAGAAAATATCTTTAAAATATTTAGAAGAATTGACACCTTTAGGTTTGGCAATATGGTGGTTGGACGATGGGCATCTATCTGTTCATGACGGAAACAGATATGGAAAATGGTCAACTCATTGTTTCAATTATGAAGAACATATTTTATTACAAAAATATTTTAAAAAAAAATGGGATATAGATATGGACATAAGAATGGAAAAACAAAAGTATTATTTTTTACGTTTTAATGTCAAGAATTTAAGAAAATTAATTTCTATAATATATCCTTATGTTATTCAAATTCCATCTATGATATATAAAATAGATTTAAACTATACTAATTTAGGTGTATTAAAAGATTTTAAACCTATATATGATGAAATAAAAAGACATAAATATTCATACAATCGTACTTTAGAGACTGCGGGTGATTAATAGTAATATTAATCATGAAGTTACTCCCCTTAATAAGGGTGAATATACAGTCCGAACTCATACAATAACCTAAAAAAGAAATGTGAGAGTTAGCCAGAAATGACTAACCGCCATATAAACAATATGGTCATAAAAGTAACAGAATGATGGGAAACCGACCCTGATACAATAAAAGACGCAGCAGATGAACTTAAAGATGCTCAAGATGATTTGAATGATAAAATCAAACAAGATGAAATAGATAGACTTAAAGAAGAAAAAAGTCAGATTGAGGAAAGTTATCAAAACAGAATTGATGCGCTTCAAAACTTCTTAGATGAACAAAATTATCAAATAGACAAAGCTAATAGAGAAGGAATACAATCATTCCAAGACTTACAAAAAGAATTAGCTAAATTTGGTTTGGATAGTGCAGAGTATTTAGGCAAAGCGACAGATTGGTTAAACAATTATAATAAGTCATTGGCAGAATTAAATACTACTGTTAGTGGAATATTAAGTTCTTCAACAACAGCGACAGATGGGCTAATTTATAGCTCTGCAACACAAGATAGAATAAATCAAGCATTATCAAATTTAATCCCATCAACAACATCAACAGGATTAACTTTGAGCAATATAGACTATGATAAAATAAAAGGAAATTCAGATAATTCAAACATTTACATTAACAACATAGAATTACCAAATGTAAAAGATGTAAATGACTTTGTAGAAGCTTTAAAAGACTTGCCAAGATTAGCAAGTTCACAAGCAACAAATAGAACATAACAAGAAAGGAGTTTTAATATGTCAGATAATAGAGATGGATTAGATTGTATTTTACAAGCAATTAATAATATAGTTGAGCCAAAGGTTGCTAAATTAAAATACGATAAAACATATAGAGCGAAAGTAACCCAGCAAATTGACACTGGATTATACATGGTTAAAATCAACAATGTAGAATACAAATTACCATATAACGGCACATTAAATGTCGGTGATATTGTAAAAGTTAAAGCTCCTTTAAATAATTTCTCTGATATATATATAGAAGCATTGCCGGGAGGGGGCGGTGGAGGTGGTGGAGGTACTACAGATTATAATGATTTAACAAACAAGCCAGTATTAAATTCAAATTATAGTACCTCACAAACTCCAAATGCAAGTGAAATTATAAAGGGAACAATTTCATTACATAAAATTTCAAAGACAGGAAATTACAATGATTTATTGAATAAGCCAGATTTAGATTTTATACCAACAAGTGAAAAAGGAAAAGCTGGTGGAGTTGCTACATTAGGAACAGACTCAAAGATAACAAGTACAGAATTACCAAATAATTTAGTATATGATAGTAATTATGTGCATACTGATAATAACTTTTCAAATACATATAAAGACAAATTAGAGAGTGTTCAAGAGGATGCACAGGTTAATGTTATTGAAAAGGTACAAAAAAACGGCATAGATTTAGACATAACAAATAAAACAGTAAACATAACAGTTCCTACTAAAACAAGTGATTTAGTAAATGACGGAGAAGATGGAACTAATCCCTATATAACAGGCATTCCGATAGCTTCTGAAACTGTATTAGGTGGAATAAAAGTAGGAGATAATCTTACAATAAATTCTGATGGAGTATTAAGTGCTCAAGCAGGTGGAGTAAAAAGTTATAATGACTTAACAGACAAACCAGTATTGAATACAAATATATCCGAAAGTCAACCTGTAAGTTCTAATGAAACAATTTCTGGGACTATATCTTTGCATAAAATATCAAAAACAGGTGATTATTCTGATTTAAATAATTTACCTTCATTGGATTTTATACCCAATTCAGAAAAGGGAGTTGCTGGTGGAGTTGCTACATTAGGAACAGACTCAAAGATAACAAGTACAGAATTACCAAATAATTTAGTATATGATAGTAATTATGTGCATACTGATAATAACTTTTCAAATACATATAAAGACAAATTAGAGAGTGTTCAAGAGGATGCACAGGTTAATGTTATTGAAAAGGTACAAAAAAACGGCATAGATTTAGACATAACAAATAAAACAGTAAACATAACAGTTCCTACTAAAACAAGTGATTTAGTAAATGACGGAGAAGATGGAACTAATCCCTATATAACAGGCATTCCGATAGCTTCTGAAACTGTATTAGGTGGAATAAAAGTAGGAGATAATCTTACAATAAATTCTGATGGAGTATTAAGTGCTCAAGCAGGTGGAGTAAAAAGTTATAATGACTTAACAGACAAACCAGTATTGAATACAAATATATCCGAAAGTCAACCTGTAAGTTCTAATGAAACAATTTCTGGGACTATATCTTTGCATAAAATATCAAAAACAGGTGATTATTCTGATTTAAATAATTTACCTTCATTGGATTTTATACCCAATTCAGAAAAGGGAGTTGCTGGTGGGGTAGCCACTTTAGGTAATGATACCAAAATTTCAGATAACCAATTGCCAATAGCTACTACTACTGACTTAGGAGTTATAAAAGTAGGAACTAATTTAACAATTAGTGAAGATGGTACTTTAAATGCTACAGGAGGAAGTGGTGGTACTGTATCTGACACTTTACCAATAGGTTCTGTAGTGAAATGGTTTAGTACGACAATTCCTACAAATTGGCTTGCGTGCAATGGGCAAGCAATAAGTAGAACTGAATATGCTGAATTATTTGCAGTAATTGGAACTAAATATGGTTCTGGAGATGGAAATACAACATTTAATTTACCTAATATTAAAGGTAAAACAACGGTTGGTTTAGATATAGATGATACCGATTTTAACACTTTAGGTAAAACTGGTGGAGAGAAGATACATACATTAATAGAAAATGAAATACCAAAAATGAATGTTTATATGACTAGAGCAAACTGGTATGACCATGGCGGACTTGAGGCTGGTGGAGCAGTTAACAGAGTGGTTGTTGCTGGTGGAGCTTCAGGTGGAACTACAGACCGTGAAATAGGTACAGTTAATGGTGGTGGTCAGGCACACAATAATTTACAGCCATATATAGTATCTAACTATATAATTAAGGCTAAACAAACACAAGCTGTGGTTGCAACAGTAGTAGATAACTTGACTTCTGAAAGTTCTACTGATGCACTTTCAGCAAACCAAGGTAAGGTACTTGACTCAAAAAAAATAGAAGCAGATAATATAAAAGCAGGAGAAAACATTACTCTTAGCGTAGATGGTAAAAATATAACGATAAATTCTACTGGCGGTGGAAGTGGTGCTGAAGAAGTAGAGATAGGAAATACTGAGCCAATTCAAGATACTATAGAATTATGGGTAGATACTTCAGAACAAGGAACTGGTTCCAGCGGAGTAGAGCAAATAGAATATGGAAATATTACAGCAGCTCAAATGACAAATGCTTCTATCGGTGGGCAAGATGGTAAAATATACGAATTAACTTTCCAAAATTCTTATTCTACACCACCAACAGTTATAACTAATTTCTATTCAGAACAAGGTATTTCATATTATGGATTTGTAGCTACTCAAGTGGTTGCATTAAGTAATACAAAATGTACATTATGTGTATTTGTTCAAGGTTTAACTGGTTCAAAATGTGGAATAAGTTATATGGTAAAAGGTAAATAGGAGATGATTATATGAAAATAAGAAAAATAGCACAAACTCCTGGATTAGTGGCTACTGTAGTTGATAATTTAACAAACACTAGCACTATAGATGCTTTGTCTGCTAATCAAGGAAAAATACTTAATGATAAAGTAAACACAGGGTTTTCATATTCTACTAACGAAACTTTAACAGGAGGAACTTGGATTAATGGAAAACCTATATATAGAAAAGTTATTTATATAGGTTCTTTACCCGCAAATACTGCTTCGACTTTTTCCCACAATATTTCTAATATAGATAGAGTTGTTAGTTCTTCTATGGTATGGTTTGATACTGTGGATAATTGTTGGTGGAGCAATAGAAGGTGGGATAGTACAACAATTCATATCGCTTATAATGTTAATCCTACACAAATATGGATAGGAGCTCATGGCGTTAATTGGTCTACAAGGACAAATCAAGCTTATGTTACTATTGAATATACAAAAACAACAGATTAAGAAAGGGGACAATTAAATGGCAGTATTAAAATACAAAGACCCTACAACTGGGGATTGGATAGAACTTTCCAATGCAGTAGGAGATACTTTACCTATAGGAACTATAGTAGAATATGATGGAACTACAGTACCTTCAAACTGGGAGAAAGTCAATGATTATAGTACAGAAGAAGTAAAAACTGGAGAAACTTGGATAGATGGTAAACCAATATATAAGAAAACAATTCAATTTACAACATCAGCTATTGGAAAACATTCAATAAAACACAACATAAGTAATTTAGATACAATAATAGAAGGTAAAGGTTCAGCAAAAGATTCATCTGGGACTTTTTACATGTTTCCTATGTCTGCTGCGGTAGACAATGTTTCAGCATGGTCAATTTCAATACAAAATGTAGATAAAACATATTTTTATTTCTTTAGAGGAACCAGTGTAACTGGAACTATAACATCATATGTAACATTATATTATACAAAAACAACAGATTAAAATCTGTAGAAAGGAGATAAAATGGCGGTACAACAATTAACACAGCCTATTGTTAATCCTATTTCTGCTTTTGATGCAACAAGAGCACACAATATTACCTTTACTGTAATAGGTGGAGCACAAGTAGTAGCAAATAGATTAGTAATAAGTAACAACGAAACAGGAGCAATCGTATATAATAAAACTGCTATAACAATGAAATTAGAGCATACAATTCCTGCTAATACATTAACTAATGGTGGTTATTATAATGCTGTTGTTTATACAATCGACAATGCAAATAATGAAAGTGTTGCAAGTACGGCAGTACCATTTTATTGTTATAGCCAGCCGGTCTTAACAATAGATAATATACCAGCGACTGAGACAATAGAAAATGGGACATATACATTTACTGGTACTTATATACAACAAGAAGGTGAAATTTTAAATAGTTATCAATATACGTTATATGATAGCAATAAAAATGTACTTAGTAAAACTCCTTTAATATATTATGAAACTGACTCATCTTTATCTTATACTTTTGTTGGTATGAGTAATGATACTTCATATTATATTGAATTATCTGGTGAGACAGTAAATGGAACACATATAACATCAGGAGTAATATATTTTACAGTAAGATATATTCAGCCAGCTTCTTTTGCTATTTGTGATTTAGTAAATAATTGTGACGATGGATACATACAAGTATCTTCTAATATCGTTGCGATTGATGGAAAATCAAATCCAGACCCACCAATTTATATAGATGATAAAGAGGTAGATTTAAGAGACCCTGACAGTTGGGTAGAATGGGACTCTGGATTTAGAATACAAGATGATTTTACACTTAGAGCTTGGGGGAGAGATTTTAACCCTTATGAGCCAATAATAACATTAAAAAATGATATAGACACTCCACAAACTCCTAATAAAATAGAAATGAAATGGATGACTGGAGATGTAATTAAAAACTTGCCGCTATATACAAGCAAGAGTGGAAACAATATAAATATAACAGATAGTGAAGTTTCTAATATACAAAATTTAACTATTGGAGGAAACTCTATATCTAATAATGGAGTATTTTATTCTGTAGGAGATATTAAAAATATAATTAATGTACAGGATTTTAATATAACATATAATCAAGCTTATTATCAAGACACAAACACAAACTTTAAATTACAACCAAACTACTTATATACTTTATCATTTGATTATAATATTAATAGTGAAAGTACAGATTTATACTTTAGTATAGGATATGGAGTAGATAATTATGAAACAAATATAGCAAGCTCTATTCAATATAAAACTCAAAATAAAGGAAGAAATACTATATCATTTATAGTTCCTGAGGAAGTATCAGACAATGATACTTTATGGGTTAGATTTGCACAGACTATAATATTAGCAAATGTAAATGTTGATATAAGTAATATACAACTTGAATATGGTAAAAAGGCTACTGATTATCAAACACCAGGGTTGTATAATATTTATTTAACTTCAGCTGCTAAAAATTTGTATAACTATGAAACACCATTATATATACAAAGAAATAATGTCTCATATACAGAAATACAAGGTGGCTATGAAATTACTCCTGTGATAGTAGATACTCCTGCCTCATTAAATATAGGCTGGAAATCATTATTAAATCCAGGAGATACTTATACTGTGTCTTATAGCCAACTAGGTCAATTTGAAGATTTTAAATTATATAAGACTGATAAAAATAGTCAAAAAATAATATCAGAAATACCACTTGACAATAACACATTTGTTGCACCAGATGGTTTTTATGATTTACAATTAGCATTTAGCGTGGATAGCAGTAGTACAACAAATCATATAGATATATGGAATATACAAATAGAAGCAAGTAATGTAATAACAACATATGACCCTTATATTTCAAATTCTTCGATAATCACATTAGAAGAACCATTGAGAAGTAGTGATGAATATAGAGATTTAATATGTTTGGCAAGTCCTAATTTATTAAATCCAACTAACCAATCTGCTAAAGTATCTGGTGGTAAAGAATATTATTTATCACAAGCTGGCAGTGTTTCATATACAGTAGACTTTATTAATGAAGATAATAATAAAATATCCTCTACAGCATTAACTAGCGGCGTATTCACAACACCAGATAATTGTGTAAAAGTTCAAATAGAAAATGTTGGAGCGACAGATTTAACAAATAACAAAGTTCAAATAAATATAGGAGAAACAGCTCGAGTATATTATCCTTATGTTACTGTACCTAGTCTTATAAGATATTGTAAAGAAGAAAACGGTGTAATATCTGTATTAGATACACCCGTTGCTTATGATTTATCTACAGATAATCAAAGTGCATTAGAAGTATTAACAACTTATACTCCTATTTCAAATGTATTTACAAATAATACTGTATTAGGGCAATTATATTTAGATTATGTAAGTGGTTATAGTAACCAACAAACTGAAAATGCTTATGTATTATTAAAATGTTGGAATGCTAATAAAATGCCTTACGTAATTCATAGTAATTATATAGATATACCATCAGATTATAATAAAGTATTTATTTGGTGTAGAAGAAAAGGTAATCTATTTGATTTAAAAATAGAAGATTTAGGAGATTATAGAGAACATGACAAACCTATAGATACAGATAAACCAGTAGTTGAATTAGTAGTAGACAAGACTGGTGTAACAAGAACTGAAATACCCGTAACAGCAACTTCAATAGATAATGTTGGACTAAGAACAGTAAGATTTAGTAAAGATAATGGAGCTACTTGGGATGAAATTGTTCCCGTAGATGGACTAAGTTCTGTAAATAGTTATACATTCACAGGATTAACGCCAGATACAATATATACAATAAGAGCTGAAGCAATAGATTTATCTGGTAATATTGGTGGAATAAGTGAAAATGTAACAACTTTAGCATAGGAAAGGTGGCTAAGAATTATGATATTTTTAGGATATAATTTTTTGCAGGACAGGTATTCTTGGCAACCTGTTCCTACAAATCTAATAAATATAGAAGATGTTAAACTTGAGAATGGAATATATGACCATTTTAATATAACAAAAGATGTTAGTTTTCCATATATAACAACATATCCAACTGGTTGGGATTTGCAAACACAAATGGATGCAGATTTTAATGGAAATATTAACGCAGGAAATATAGATTATGTGGTAACACAAATAAGCAGCATAAAAGTCAAGAGAAGAAAAAAGGGTGAATTTGACTGGTATACATTATATACTATTCCAGTAACTGACCCAAATGATATAGATTTTGTAAGATATGATTATCTTGCTCAAAATGACACAGATTATGAATATGCTATTGTTCCTATCATAGGAAATGTTGAGGGAGAATATTCTATTAATAGTATAACTTCTGAATTCTATGGAATTTTTATAACTGATGGAACAAGTAATTATAAATTCAAAGAAAATGCAACATATTCAGCAAACGAAAGAGTTCATCAAACAGGTGTATATGAGCCATATGGAAGTAAATATCCTATCGTTATTAGCAATGGAGATTTAAGTTATGATAAAGGAACAATGGATGGAGATGTTGTGGTATATACAGCAGATGAACAATTAGATAGAAAAGCTACAGTTGAAAGATTGCAAGCTATAAAGAATTTCTTGGCTACTCCTTCTGCAAAAATATTAAAAGATTTCAACGGAAACATTTGGCTAGTAACATTAAGTGATAATTTATCATTAACTTATTATACTGAGGTAGGAATGGGATTTGCAAAATTATCATTTAACTGGTCAGAAATTGGTGATGCAGCAGATGGTCAAGATTTATATGATAGTAATTTAATTTACGCAAATAATTAAGAAAGTAGGTGATTACAGGTGGCAGTTATACCGAGTCAAACAGATTATGATTTATCACAATTAAAAGTAAGAAATCAAAGAATAAAAGTAGATTTATTAAATTTTAATTTTCAGACTGTTAATTCTTTAGAGGGTAAAGTAACTGATGGGAGCATCTCGATAGATGCCACTTCTGATATTAGAAGAACCTGTAATATTACACTGGTAGTTGAAAACAGTGAAAATATACTTGCTCCAGGTGGGCAAGTATGGTTAGATAAATTTATAAAAGTATATGTTGGAACAGATAATCCTAGAAATGGTAATGAAACAGTATGGAATAATATGGGGTTGTTTTTAATAAATAACCCTGAAAGTGTTTATAATGCAACAACAAATACTATAACTTTTGAAGGTTTAGATTTAATGGCTAAATTAACAGGAAGAAGAAATGGTCAACTACCAGCTGTAACTACTGTAGTACCCGCAGAAAGTAAAGTTGCAGATGTTGTAAAACAAACAATAACACAACTTGGTGGGTTTGATAAATACATAATTCAAGATGCAGGTTATGAAATACCTTATGATATAAAAAAAGATATGGGTTCTACTATATATGATTTATTAGTTGAAATAAGAGATTTATATTCTGATTGGGAAATGTTTTTTGATGTTGATGGAGTCTTTCATTGGCAACAAATTCCTAATGGAATAAATGAGCCAGTAGTTCTTGATTTTAACCAATTAAAACAAAAAGTAATAATAAGTGAAACTATAGATGTGGACTTTGAAAATGTAAAAAATCACATAATTGTATATGGAAGATTATTAGATAATGGAGAACAAGTAATGGCTACTTCTATAGATACAATTAGTTCAAGCCCATACAATGTAGATAGCATTGGACAAATAAATTATATAGTAGATGATGAAAGAATATACAATAATGATTTAGCTCAACAAAGAGCAGATTATGAATTATTTTTACATGCAAGAATGAATGATAGTATAACATTAGAAATAGTGCCACTATATTGGCTAAATGATGTTAATGTAAAAATAGCTCATACAAATAAAAATGTTGGTATTGAGGGAGAATATTTAATTAAAACATTAGAAATACCTTTAGGAGTTGGAAACAATATGACTATAACAGCGATAAAAGTATATCCAAAAGAACCAGAAATAGAAACTATAATAACAGAATATCCATATACTGGTCAATGGTATTCTTCAACACAAGGGCAATTCCCTTATTTACCTTAGAAAGGAGATTTAATATGGCTTACGAAAAACAATTATGGAATGATAGACAAGTTGAAAAACCTTTAACATTTACTATGACTAATAATGATGATGGTACTGTAACATTAACTCCTGCACCTGGTAAAGTTACAAATGAGGGAGACCCAATGTCAGCAGAAAGATTAAATCATATGGAAGATGGGATTGCTCAAGTAAATGATATTCCAGAAGCATTAACTGTGCAACATTATAGTGAGACATTATCAGGAGTATCTGGGGCAACTGTTACTGTAGATTTTACTGGATATGGAGAATTGGTAAAAGTTAGAGTAACAGCAGAGATTGAAAAAGATGGTGCTTTTAGTGTGTTCAAGAAAATAGAGAATATTCCTGATTGGGCGCAGATTTCTAATACAACTGATTATGTTGTTTTATGTAGTAGTTTTAACTCTACGGGTTCTGGAAGTTCTTCTTCTATACAAGGTTATACTTTAAATAATGTATTGAATTTTAGTTTTTCTTATAGACCAACTAATAATGCATATACATTAGCTGGAGTAGGAGCAGGTTCTAGTTCTGAGAGTGTTACATTAATTGCTGAAGGAATTTATTTTAAAAGTTAATAAAAGGAGGAATAATTTATGTCAGTTTTATATCCAGATTTGGATTTTACAAATTATCCTGGAACATTAGATAATATAGAACTAAAAAGTAATATAACAAATTCTACTGATGCTCAATTAGTTCAACAAATTCAAACAGCAATTATTGCTGGTGATTTTTCTAATGCTTCAGCTATAATAAATGCTAATCCTCAATTAAATGGAAAAATATTTAATGCTAATGATTACAACCAAATTAGAGATGCAATTTTAGCGTTAGAGAGATTTTATAAAAATGATATATATAACTATATAGCTGAGAAACAAGCTGAATGGCAAGCTAATATAGATAGATTTAATTTTCAAGGGATATATAGCCCTACAACGCAATATTACCAAAACAATATGGTAAATTATACTACTACAGAAGGGACTTTCTTATATTTATGTATTAAACAACCTGATACAGGTATTCCTCCAACAAATACTTCTTATTGGAGAATATTAACATTGAGGGGAGAAAGAGGTCTTTCAGGAGAAGGATTGTCTTTTACTTGGATATGGGACAGTACAATGGAATATAATGTAAACGATGTAGTTGTTTATGGAAATAAATGGTGGGCTTCTACGCAAATAAATAGAGGTCAACAACCAGCCAATGGTTCTGTTTATTGGACTGAAATACTTACTGCTTTACCAGCAATTCAAATACCTGTAACAGCAGCACAACCAACAGACCAAATAATAGGAGACCAATGGTATCAAGTTATATAAAGGAGGATAATATTTATGGATAGAACAATTATTGAATTAATGGATGATATGCATTTAAGTAGTAGAGATTTATTTTTAAATTATTATTATGCCATGCAATCTAATAATACTTCTAGTGCTAATTCTATTCTTTTGAATAATCCTTCTTTGGCTAATCAAATTACTAATAGTCAAAATGTTAATTATTTAATTAATGGGGTTAATGAAAGAGAAATAGAACCCAAAAGAGATATAGACTATTATTTAGACAAATTATATCAAGATTTTTTAGTTATGATAAATAATACTAGAGTTAGGGGAGATTTTGACTCAACAGTTCAATATTACCCACATAACTTAGTATATTATAATGGTAAAGGATATTATGCATTAAAAGAACCGCCTATTGGAACATTACCAACAAATACTGAATATTGGCTAGAATTTGATATAAGAGGATTTCAAGGATATGGTGGGCTAGATTTAAACCTAAAATTTAACTGGGACAATACTATATCTTATAAAAAAGGAGATATAGTAATATATAGAAATAAAATGTGGTATGCTTTAGCAGATAATACAAATTATGAACCAAACTTAAACCATTATCCTTGGGTAATTATAAGTATGCCAAAAATGGCTAATAAAACACCTATACAAAGAGCTACACCAACTGGATATGATACTGGAGATTTCTGGTTTCAAATTACTCTTGGGGATGATGTTATTCAAAAGAAATGGGATGTAAAACAACAAGAAATTACACCTAGATTTGCTAGTGCTGGATTTGTTATTGGAGATAATATATATACTACTGGAGGAATTACACAAACATTTGTCAGAAGTAATAAAACAGAAGTATTTGATACTGTAACTAACACATGGTCAACTAAAGCAGATGCTCCTACTACTAGAGCTAGAACTGCGGCTTTTTCAATAGGTAATAAAGCTTATGTAATTGGTGGCGTAGATAGTAATGGTAACATATTAGATACCGTTGAAGAATATGACAGTGATACAAATACATGGACAGCTAAACAATCATTGCCAATTCCGTTAGTTACAAGTGGAATAGCAGTAAATAATATAGGATATGTAATAGCTGGAGAAACAACAGGAAATCAGACAGTAGGTAATGCTTATTCTTACAATTCAACAACAGATACTTGGATAGCAATTACAGATAAGCTAACACCAACATATGGACATGCATTAGCAAGTGATGGAACAAATATATATGTTATGGGTGGAATAAATCAAAATGGAGACACAATAGGGTTAAATGAAGCTTACGATATAGCTACGAATACTTGGTCTGAAAAAGATGATATGCTAGTTCCTAGAAGCTTTCTATCTTCATTCTTTACTAATGGTTCAATTTATGCCGTTGGAGGATTAAATTCTGATTGGTATAGTTTAGATACAAACGAGAAATATAATATAGAAGAAAATCAATGGGTAACAGATACACCAATGAATTATCCAAGAAGTAGTTTAAATGCAATGGCAATAGGAACTAAAGGTTATGCTATTGGTGGAATAAATATAGCAACTTCTGATGTTCATGGTTATACAGAAGAATATCAAGTAAAAGATATTACTTCAAATTATGATATGGTTATAGATACAACATTAGATAGCACAGGAAGTAAAACAGTTTCAATTCCAATGGTTTTGGGTGGAACATATGATTATTGGATTGACTGGGGAGATGGAACAAGTTCTACTCAAATTACAGTTTATAATGATACGAATGCAACACATACTTATGTTGCTGATGGAGAATATACTATTAGATTAATTGGAACATTAGACCAATTAGAATACACAGGAAATATAGCAGCTTGTTTAAAAGAAGTAACAAAATGCAATTTAGCATTTTCTGTAATAAAAAATATGTTTAAAGGTTGTACAAATTTAACTAATGTAGTTGAAAGTATATTTAGTCAAACAACTATGCCAACAACTGCTGAAAGTGTATTTGAGGGTTGTTCTAAATTTGGTATGATACCAGTAGGTTTATTTGATAATATGTCTGGAATATTAAGTTTTAAGAATACATTTAAAGGAACATCAATAATTAATATACCTACAGGTTTATTTGACTCAAATAATTCTGCTACAGATTTTAGCGGCGTGTTTGAAAATTGTACTAGATTAGTAGCTATACCTATGAATTTATTTAAAAATAATACAAGCGTAGTAACTTTTGCAAATGCTTTTATGGGTGATATTGCTTTAACAGAATTACCAAATACTTTATTTAATAATAATGTTGAAGTTATAACTTATGAAAATGTATTTTCTGGTTGTATTGGTATTAAAGAACTTCCAATTAATTTATTTGGAGATGGAGCTTTAAGTGTAACTAATTTCTCAGGTGCTTTGTATAATGTACCATTAACTTCATTACCAGTAGGTTTATTTAGACAAGCTTATTCTGCAACTAATTATGACAATGTGTTTAATTTCTATGGTGGAAATATACCAGCTAATTGTTTTAGTGGAGATAATGCAACTTATGAGAATGCATTAGATGTAGAAGGGATAGAAGAAATTGGAGATAATGGATTAAATGGATTAGCATTAAGCTCTGATATGTTTAGTGGTCAAGACCAAGCTTCTGCTCTTATAACATTAGGAAAAGATGCGTTATGGTCAAAGAATGCTACTTCTATTGCAAATCAGCCAACTCAAATGTTCTTTAGAAATACTACATTGACTACTATTGGAAACATAAACTTTAAACCTATAACTGAAACCATGGGTGGAATGTTTTATGGTTGTACTTCATTAGAGAATGTTTCTGGATTTTTTTATGGAGATAATAATAAGCCATCTTTATCAGTAGACATTACTTTTGAAAATAGTCCATTGACACATACTTCTTTATTAAATATATCTGATAGTTTAGTAGTACAAACACCAACTACAATTAAAAATTTAACTTTAGGTGCTACAAATTTAGCAAAATTATCAGTTGAAGAAAAAATGATTATTATTAACAAATATTGGAAATTAGTAGGATATGACATAAGCAAAGATATACAAGCCGCTGGTGGGTATGGAGCCTTTGCTATGGATATGGTTCAAAAATTAAAAGGTGACTCAAGTACAAAAGCTGAAGAACTTGATTTTGGTTCTTATCCAGCAGAAACTAATTTATATTATTATGTTAGTTTAGTCAATAAAATAACTTTAAAGCAGGTAGCAATATATGCGTTTGAAAAGTCTACAGGTATTTTTTATAACCCAGATTTAATTCCAGTCCAAGAATATCATATATGGCATAATAATATTGGAGCACATGCAAGTCCAGTATTTTTATCTAAAACATTAACTGGAGACCCAGATGGAACAATACTTAAAAATTATTTATCAAATAATGATACAGAAGATTATTATGAAATTATTATAGGAGATAGATATGATATAGGATTAAAGACTGCTGGTTTAGAAAACATAAAAAATGCGACTCAATTATTTATGAATTTACAAAATGTTAGAACATTGTATATTGAAGGAAACTTTAAGCCTGAAACTATGGTTCAAACATTTGAAGGTATTTCTAACTTAATGACATTAAATTTTAATAATTTAGATACTTCTAATTGTACAAGTATGGAAGGTACCTTTTCTGGTCTAACCACATTTAACAATTGGAATTTCTTAAATAATTTAGATACAAACAAAGTAAAAAACATGAGTAATTTATTTGCTTATAGTTCTACATTAACAGAAATGCCTACATTTAGTATGGCAAGTGTAGAAGATGCAAGTTATATGTTTGAACAGACAGGAATATCAAAAATAAAACCTAATATACTAGGAAGTAATATAAAGACAGCAGAAGGAATGTTTAGTTTATGTACTAATTTAGATTTGGCAGATATATCTGATTATACAACAATATTTGGGCATAATAATAATTTAACAAATGTTTCTCATTTATTTGAAATGTGTTCTAAGGTAAGTACAGTGGGAGTACACGATGTATTTACTTATGTAGAAGACCCAACGGGTATGGAACCAGGCGGATATGAGTTAGACCAAACAAAATTAAATAATCAATTATTTACTTATTGTCCTAATATTACAGATATGAGTTATATATTAGAAGATACAGGAATAACAAGTATTCCTATGGGATTATTTTATCATTGTCCTAAACTTACAACAGTTATGCACGCATTTGGACTTTGCCAAAAAATTGCTACTGGAGCAACAATGTTATATATGAGTCAGGTGTTGTTTACAAATAACCCAGAATTAAAAGATATTTCTTTCTTATTCTATAATGCAAAAATAACTGGATTTATTACTGAAAATATAGGATATACTGGAATGTTATTCCCAGGAACAAAAATAGAAAGGGCTGTAAGTTTATGGGATGGATGTCAAATGACAGATGTAGAAGGTTATGAAACAATTCCATTTATTTATAATAGTCGTGTGTTAAAAGACATCGATAGTATGTTTGCAAACCAAACAATGTTTAGAGAGTTAAGTAATATGTTTAGTGGTACAGATGATGAATATTCTTGGGACAATTTATCTACATTATGTCCAGCATTACAAAATTGTTCTTATATGTTTTCTAATGCTACACAATTAGTAGGTAATGGTAATAAATTAGTAACTGAATTAAGTAAGATAACAACATTAACAAGTCATGAAAAAGCATTACAAAACTGTACTAAATTAAGTGATTACAATTCTATCCCTTCAGGTTGGAAATAAACATGAGAGGGCTTTATGCTCTCTCTTATAAAAAGGAGAAATAAAATGATTAATATTAAAGAGATTTTAAAATATATCAATTCTAGAAATGGAGAAAGCTCTGTTTCAGAAATAAATAAACTTATAAATGAACAAGATAGAGAAAGTATTTTAAAAGTGCAAACTGATAGAATGAGATATGAAATATGGGATAAAAAATCTCCTATAAATGGAATTACTGCTAAAGAAATAATAAAATCAAGAAATTATAAAATAGATAAAGCATATTTAATTTACATAGATAATAATTTAATATATTTTCAAGACCATAATCCAAATGAAAGTGGTTATGTAAAAATGAATAAAAAAGAGGCTGAAAAATTAGCCGTAGATTTTATAAGTAAAAAATCAGAAGAAATGACAGATAATATTATTGTAGGTAAAGTAATTGAAACAATATTATCTTAGAAAGGAATGATAAAGAATGTCAAAAAATATTATAATGCAAGTTCTTACAAGTGCTGGATATGAACCAATGTATCCATTTTCGCCACGTCAAGTAATAAATGCAAATTTCTTAAACACAAGCACATCAAGTCAATATAATATTACTGCAACAGGTATTCCTACTCCATTAACCAATAGCTTTGGTAACGATATGGGTATAATATCTTTTATGCCAACTGTTAATAATGTTGACAATATTACTTTATCTATTAATGGAGATACAGCCAGACCAATATTATTTGCAGATGGGACACCAGTTAGAGCAAACACTTTAATTGCAAATAGAAGCATTCTTGTTAGATATTATAATAATAATTTTTATTTAATGTTAGATAAAGCACAAATAGGTTTAGGTAATGTAGATAATACATCAGATGCAGAAAAACCTGTTTCTTCAGCTGTAAGAGATGCTTTAGCTGAAAAATTAAATATCCCTGTTCTGATACCTAGAAATTCAAATTTAAATAAATATACAACTGCTGGACTATATTATAATGCTACAAGTGCAGATGCAACTACAATTACAAATACTCCAGCACAACTTCCTTTTAGTTTATTAGTTGAAAGACATTCTGGGGTTAAACAAACATTCACAACTAACACAACATCTGGAGTACAAACATGGGTTAGAAATTATTCAAATGGCGTATGGGGTTCTTGGACACAACAAGCTTTTGTATTAAAAGGAACTGCTGAACCAGACCCAACTGTTGGTGCAGATGGAAATATATATTTAAAAATTGAAGCTTAGGAGGTAATGATATATGGCATTAGTATATTCTCAATCTTGGACAAATCCAACTTCTACAGCTAACATATATATGGATGTTTATAGAAATGGTGCAACACTAACAGTTAATGCAACTGTTGTTTGTACTTTAACTTATTCTAGTGGATATATTAACTATGATGGTGAAATTAACTTTAATATGTGGCATGGTGGGGCTAGTGCTAGTGCAAATATAAAAGGATATTCAGATAGATGGGCTAAAAACACAGCAAGAACTAGAACTAGAACTTGTTCTATGAGTTTTGTAGATACAGGAAATTCATTTGATATAGGATTTAATATAACAATACCTTCTAATAGACCATCAGGGGCTGCATTTAGAACTGGAGACCAGTATCAAAGATTAGGAGCTCCAGGATATGCTGCTCCTAGTGCTCCAACATGGATTAATATAAATCCTAATCCTTGTAATATAAATTCGGCTCCAACAATTACTTGGGGTGGGGCAAGAGCAGGAAGTTTAGGAGTATTAAGATACGATGTAGAGGTTAGGTCGACTAGACCAAATGGTTCTTGGACGCCTTGGCTTACAATATCAGCGGGTCAATATGGAACCTCATATAATGAAATAGCATTAAATGGAATGAATGTTCAAGGACAAAAGCCTTTTGCGGGAGTCAAATATCAGTATAGAATTCAATCATCTGATTATGCTTATGCTGCTTCAGGATTTGTAAATTCTCCAGAATTAGTAGTAACATTTAATGCTCCAACTGCCCCTACAAATTATACTTTAAGTTCCACAAGTGTAAAAAAGGATGGTTCTATCAAAATTAGCTGGAGTGGAGCTACTGGTGGGTCAGGTTCTATAACTTCATATGATGTTGGTTACAGAAAATATAATCATAAAACCGCTACTTGGGGAGAATGGTTTACTACAAAAGTAAGTGTAACTAATTTTACATTAGATTTATCAAATCCAGCTGTATTATCACTTTTTGATACAGAACCTCAAAACGGAGATTTAATACAATTTAGAATTAGTACTAATAATAATTGGGGGCAGCAAAGTCCTTATTTAACTACTTCTTCTATAAAAATTCGTGGTAATCAAATGTGGATAAAAGTTAATGGCTCTTGGGTTGAAGGAGACACATATTTAAAAGTTAATGGTAGTTGGGTAGAAGCAACTCCATATATAAAAGTAAATGGTAGCTGGTATGAAAGCACATAAAAAGGAGTGAATAGTATGAAACAACTAAAATTTCTAAAAACAGTATCTTTAGAAAGCAGACCAATATGGTATAAAGATTGTTGTTATGAAGTAGTAAGTGAAGGTAACAATAAATTAGGTCAAGATTTCTATAAAGTATTCTGTGAAGATTTACAACTTAGAGGAATAGATAAAAATTTAGCAGGAAGTTTCTATACAATAATAGAAATTGCTGATAAAAAAGAAGAACCAAAAGTTGAAAAAATAAAAGAAGAAAAAAAAGAAATTAAAGTAGCAGAAAAATCAGAAAAAATTAAACCTAAAACAAACACACAAAAACCAAAATATAATGGCAATAAAAAGAAAAAATATACAAAATAATAGGGCGTGAGGATTAGTTCTAAGCCATTTTATTTTAGCTAGACAATAAACTATATAGGTTAAAATTAAGGGAGAATTTAATTATTCTCCCTTTTCTTTTTTTCTCATAAAATTTTCAATTAATTTTAACATTTCATCATCTTCTATATAAAATAAATCATCTATATTATAAAATCTTTTTATATTTTCTATTAATTGTCCCAATCTCCAATCAGGAAAATTTTCCCATTGTTTTTCAATTTCCATTAATAAAGGTTTTATTCTTTTTGGGTCTCTCATAATGTTCTTCCTCCTTTTATTTTCTTTTTATTCTTTTTTAAATGGGTTAATATTTTTTCAATAGCTATTTTATCTTCAAAATCTAAATAACAGTCTGAACATTGTTCTTGACAATTAATACATTTATTCTCTAATACCCAATCTAGTGCATTCATTGCTTGATATATATTCATATATTTGTGTAAGTTTTCAATGCTTTCTTTAACTTTTAAAACTTTGATATAAGCCATTTGGTTTACCTCCTCTAATTATATTAATATATATCCTTTTCCGTTAGTAAATAACTTTGCATTATTATGGATTTCTGTAGCAGGTAGTATAATGTCATATATATCATATTCTTCCATCTCTATATCTTTATCAATAATTATAAATGGTGCTCTTTGCCCTTTTACACATTTTATTCTTGGAAAAATAGCAATATTAATGTGATAGTTTGTATCAATATAAATATCAACATCTCTAAGTTGCCCTATATCATTTTTTTGTTGTTGTAAATCTTTTACAATTTTCATACCTTCTTTTTTTCTTATCCAAAATATATAAAGAATATTTAACACTGCTTCTTCTATTTTATCTTCATTTTCAGACACAATAATAAATCGTAAAGTATTACATGCTTCTTTAGATAAGTTAAACATACTTATCCCTCCTTTTCTAATAAAAATGCTGTTCCTATAGCAATAGCATCACTCTCATCATCTTTTACAACTTCAATCCCATATTTATTTTTTACATAATCTATAGTTTCTTGTTTTTTTGCTTTTCTATCTAATGTTCTACTATTTGATAATCCTAATATTTTTCTCCATTTTGTTGTTCTGATAGTCTCACATTGTATATTGTTTCTATGAGCATATATCTCAATCATAAATTGCAATCCTAATAAAGATTTAGCTGTAGCTGCATTCATTGTAATTTGGACATCTTCAATTATCATGTTATTGGGTTTATATTTACCAATCAGTTTTTCAATTTCTTCCATAATAAAACTTACTCTTTCAAGAACATCTTTGCTTTTAAAAGAAAAAGCTCCATGTTCTATTAATTCTCCATTATTAAATACTGCATATCCAGTACAAGTTGTACTTTCATCTAAGGCAATTAAAATTTTACTCAAAAGCTTTCTCCATCCTTTCTTTTTCACGATTAATTTTTTCAACTTCATCTTCACCTAATAGTCCATTTTTATATTTTATACTTATGCTAATAGCTTCTAATGTTTTAGCTTGAGTTTCTGGACTATTTATACCGAAGTTTTCAGCTAAATAATCTTCTATATATTCTTGCATTTCTCTTTGTTCTTTTCCTAATGCATCTAAACATTTTTTGCAGGCAAATATTCCATTATCTAATTCTAATAATTTATCTGTTGCGCCACATTGTATGCATTTTTTATTTGTTTCCATATTTTACCTCCTAATTAATATTCCCAACCATCTATATTCTCTATATATTTATCTATTTTAAAATCTGTGGATAAATATATTTTAAAAATGTACCCATCAGACTTTTCGTTATCTACTAAAACTATTGAGTTATTAGGTATAAATTCTGTACAGTAATGGTCTATTGAATATGCTTTTCCTAAATAATAGTTATAGTCTTTTAATTTATTTATAATTGTATGGTCTAACACACCTATCTTATCAGCGGTACGAATATTTATATAAGAACATGGTAGTTTTTCATTATTTAATACTCTAAACATTTCTATTGCATTAAGATAATCCATACAATCTCTAATTTTAATATTTATTACTGTTTTTTTGTTAATAGATTTTACAAAATCCATAATTAACTCCTTTTTAATTTTATATTTTAAATTTAAACAATATTTAATAATCAGGTATATAATTTGTAACCTAAAGTATAAACATTGTTCTACGTCCATCCTCGTAGCTCCTAGACCTATTCTAGTAAAAATAATCACCAGAATATTGAAATCCTGGTGCTATTTTATATTATTCATCATTTTTCAATAAGAATTTTGGATTTATAACTTTAAATGATATATTGCTATATATATCACGCCATACTTTTCCTTCTCTTTCTGTATTATATAAAGTAGACTTACCTTCTGCGTTTTCTACCATTTTATCAATAGTATCTAACAACTCTACATTCTCATCAAGAATAGGAACAGTATTTATATTATAAGGTTTTAATATAATTTGCATATCTTTTGTATTGTATTTTCTACCTTCTATTATAAGATTAAAAGCAAAGAATTTATAACCCTCAATATGATATTTATTTTTTTGAATACCTTCTCCAGCTATCTCTCCTTGTAACACTACTTTATTCGCTTTATATCTTTTAGATAATTCTATTAATACTTTTTCAATATCAAATTGTTTTGCAACAGTCCAATATGAAGAATTATTAGGTGTCTTTAATCTTAAATTTCTTGAACAAACTCCAAAATCATATTGATTAAATATTCCTAAAGTTTTATGTCTTTCTACAAAGTAAGTAGCAGATTGACCGGTCGATTTTTTCTGTACTATTAAATAATGTTGTAGCATTTGGGTCATTAACTATCTCATAAAATTCTTCTGGCATTACTTGTAATCTTATTTCGTCTGTCTTCTTTATCCATTTTGGAAATCCACCTTTTTTAGGAATAGCAATTTGTTTATATAATTTTCTGTACCATTTATATTTCATTAATACTTTGTGTATAGGACTATTATTTTTTGCCATTGCTTCTTCAGCTAATTTTCTTTCTTTTTCTGCTTCAGGGTCGTATTTGGTTGCTCCAATTAAAGAAGTAATGTCATCACCCTCTTTTAATTTAGAGGTTTTTATATTAAAATTTTGCTCTATCGCTTTTAAAGGTATAATTAACCCTTGAGAAATTTGTTTTCTTAATTTAATTGTTCTTACTCTATATTTTTTATCTTTTAAAAATTCAAACATTGGTATATTAGGTAATTGAGTATCAATTTCTACATAAGCAATTAAATCTCCAATTTTATGATTTTCAGATTTAGATACAACAACTTTCCAACCTAATACAGTAGCTAGCTCTATTTTATCTGCTCCACTTATCGGTTGTAAATCTACTATCTTTTGAATACTTACTAATTTTCTTGCCATTTATTATTTACCTCCAAATTTATTGATTTGTACTCCCAAATCCTCCATTACGAATACCTTCAGCATTATCATCGTCTGTTGTTAAATATTTTATAAACATACCTTGAGCAATACGGTCGCCTTTTTTAACTTCCCATTTTTCATCTCCATAGTTATAAAAGAACAAACCTATTTCTCCTTCATTATCTTTATTATTATAATAATCTGACTCTATCCAAGCTTGAGTGTTTGACAACATTATATTCTTCTTACCCATTGAACTTCTAACATTTAACAGTAAAGCTTCATCATCTAAAAATTGTGCTTTTACTCCTGTCCATAACATATATTTACTATGTGGTTCAACAGCAAAATCTTCTGGGCTATAAAAATCATATGCTATGCTATGTTGTGTAGCTCTTTTAGGTAAATCAAATTCTGGGGTTTTCATTTCATAACCTGTACTTGTAATTCTACTTACATATTCAAATTTTCTACTCATTCTATAACTCCTTCTATAATAAAATAGAAAGATACAAAATATTTGGTATTGTTTAATTCATCTTTTATTTACATTTTTTTAATTTAAATAAAAATTACTGGAAGCGTTATAAACCGCTAATAAATTGTAAATTTCAACATTGTAATTTCTTCATGTTAATTGTAAATCTATTGATAAATTGTAAGTTGCTCGTATTATTTATTTCCTAAACTTACTCTTACATTTGAATATTGATTTTCTTTTTTTATTTTACATGTGGTCAAGACATAATGTCTCGGATAATAAATACCTTATATTTCATATCTTTCTTAAATTTGCTACAATAAAGTAGCAAGATTAATAACTAAATTTCAAATGTTTCTGCATTTAATTGGCTTATTTCTAATTCTAAATCTTGTATTTCTGTGGTTAATTTATTTTGCAAATCAACCATCATATTTTTATCATAAGCTAATTCTCTTGATGTAAAATAAGAATTATTTGTTTCACTTGTTCTTTTTTTAGAAGGATTTTGTTTAGCTAATCTTTTAACTAAATTTAAAACCTTTCTTTTGTTTTGTATTTCAGCTATAGTTTTTTGTATAGTGTTTCCATTTTTTAATTTTAATGAATTATTTCTTTCAAATATAATTCCTTTTAATTGTGTAATTTCGTTACCTAATTCTATATATCTGTCAAAATCATCCTTAAAGTAAGGATAAAACTCTAAATCTTGGCTTTGTCCATCTAATTCTATTACAGTAACATTCATAGATTGAGTTTGTAATTCATAACTTAATTCTGCAAATTCACTTTCTAATTGAGATACTTTAGACATTAAGTCTACTAAATTTGTTTTCATATAAACACACTCCTTTAATTATTTTTTTATGTAAGCCGGCTGCAAACCAAACAGTCGGATTTGAACATTAATAATATTCTTTTTTTATGTTGAGTAAAGTATCAACAATGGTATATTTAATCCCATAAATTATAAAAATATTTAGCAAATAATCTTAAACCCTTTTGTTTCATATTATATTTATATTTGTCTATTTGTGTTTCTCTATCTAAATATTTTTTTACTATTTCATTATTATCTGTAAATTCTCCCCATATTATACTATCATAAACATTTTCATATTCGTTTTTTTCTGAACAACCTTCCTCTGTACTTTCAGTAAGATAATATATCATTCTTTCTAATTCTATATTCCATAATTCTTCCGTCATATCTACAGGATAACCATGTTTATTTTCTTTTAAAGATTGTATCATAGGAATAACAACTCTGTCAAACCATTCATCTATTGCCCAACAATCACAATCAGCATATCCTCTAATTCCTCTTTGGAAAAACCATTTAATTTCTCTCGGTAAATATTTAATAAAGTCTAATATTCTATAAAACATAATTACCATTCCCTTTCATCACAATGAATTCTATTATATAACATTTGTGAATATGTTAAATTATTACAATATCCATTTGAGTTGTTAGGACATTCTAAGTTCTCACATTTTACTTTTTCTTTATCTTCCATATTAAATACCTCCTTAATCATATGTAAGCATAATGCCTTCATACAATATACAAAGGCATTACAATAAATAAGGGCTATAAATTATCTTTCTACTTTATTTTGCCCATTGGCGGCGCCAGTATGGACTTGAACCATAATTAATGAGTTTGGAGCTCATCGTGTTACCATTACACTACCGACCCATATAAGAAAGGCATTAATTTGCCTTACTTAAATTAAATCTGTTCATTAGTCCAGCTTTAGTTAATTCTTTCTTTAATTCTTTCCAAGATTTAAGTGTTAAAAGAAAAGTTCCTTGTTTTGCTATGCCTATCATTCTAATCTTTTTGTTTAAATTAAAGGCTGTTATATCTTGTAATGAAACTTCTAATTCTTCTACAAATCCATTTTCATAACTTTCTTTAATCTTTTCTTTTTTGCCAGTAATATTATCTGTGTATTCTAATGTTCTTTCTGCAATTTTTCTTGTTTGTATTTTCATATCAATTCCTCCTAATTTATTTTTTTTATGTAATGAGATAAATTAAATACTATCGGAAAGGAGGTATAATTTATTACATTAAATGTAAAATTGTATAAACTTATTTTGAATAGATAAGTAACTATTTGTATTTAATCTATCTCATATGGCTCGGAAAGCTTGATTTGAACAAACAACTTAGTGGTCAAAGCACTAAATGATACCATTTCACCATTTCCGAATATATTTAGTTGGGCAGGTCGGCGTACCCTGCATCTCTTTCAAGACCTATAAATGACCTTCTTGCGTTGCTATTACTAGCCGAGCGAGGAACATTTTATATTTATAGGCGTGATAGCTGCCTTTCTATCCTCCAACTTATGTAGCGTAAAGGGGACTGATAATAATAACCTTTACTCCGTTACTTTCTAAATGTGATGTGTATATACTTGCTTTATAGCACATCTTAGATTTTACTTTTCTATTGGTATTCACAGCAAGCGTGATACTTTTCAGTTTTAAATTTAAACAAACTCAAAAACAACTAACTTTTGTTTGTTTACAGAACTGACCTTTGTTTTCGTGGCACATTTTCTCGGGTGTATTCATAGTACCATATATCTGTAAAAGTTTTATCTAAAAGTTATACACCTTTAAACTTTTAAATTTATTTTAGTTGATTTGTCTTACTCTGACCGTTAAGACATCGGTAGAATTAAGTCTTACCTTAACTCTATATACATTATAACATATTTTATAATGAATGTCAAGTATTTTGTAAAAGTTTTTTAAAAAATTTCTCTAATGTCTTATATTTGAAGTCATTTAGGTATCTTAAATTATCTTCATTTATAGGATTTTCTATAACTAAATATACTTCTGTCCCAAACGGAACTTTTCCTGTATTCATATTAATTCTCTTTTAAAATAATTTTGTTTTCAGCTAAAGATTTTTTACAATCTATAACTCTTTGATTTGAAGAGCCTCTTAACTTTAATGTAATATCTCTCTGTTCTAAAACAAATTTTCCATCTATTAATACATCAATATATTGTAAAACATTTGTATATTTTTGCATTAAGTCTTCAAACCTATATCCAGTCCAACAATAAATTAATATATTAGGATATTGTTGTTTTATGTCTTTAACAAGTTTTTTTACTAAATCTATATTTTCTTCACATAACGGTTCTCCTCCTAATAAAGAGAAATTCCTTAATATTCCATTAGCACATATAGCTTGTAATATTTCTTTAAGTAAATTGTCATATTCGATTAAAAGTCCACCTGTTTCTGACCATGTCTCTGGATTATGACATCCTTTACATCTATGTGGACAATATTGTGCCCAGAAAGAGACGCAAAATCCCTTTCCATTTACAATATCATTCTTATCTAATCCTGCGTATCTAATCAGCGTATTATTCTCCATATTTCCATTTCCACCCTCCGCAATGTTTTAATTTTCCTTTACAACATTTAGTTATGCATGATGGGTCTAATGACATTTGCCTAGCAGCTTCTGTAGCACTTTCAAAAGAATTAATAATATTATTATCATCATTCATCATAATTACTTTTATTTTTCCGCCTTGTCTATTCTTATATTCTTTTATGATTTTAGGGTCTTTTTTTCTTTTAATTTGATAACCTTTAACCGATAATCTTTTCCCTTGTAATACTGCATATACAGTATTATAAGAAACTTTTAAATATTTTGCAGCCTCAGCAGTATTAGGAAATTCCATAATGAATTTTCCATTATAATCGTATAATTCTATAGGGTTCCCCATATGTGTATAATCTGTTCCGCCTTTTGAACAATTATATCCATGATTATAACTATCAAAAAAATTTATCCAATATATTTCCCTGCTGTTTAATTCTTCCTTAGAACATTCTTCTATTATGCTATAATCAAATTTGGACTTCCCATATTTTCTAATAGCTTTATGAATGACCATATTATAATCTTTTGAACTAGGATGAAAAGAAGCAAAATTATGTTCTCTCCATCTCTTTTTTATATCAATGCTTTGTCCAATATAGATTTTATGATTTAATTTATTTTCTATCTTATAAATTCCTATCATGTTATTATCTTTTCCAATTTGACAATTTATTTGAATTTTTGTATCTTAACTCGACCTCTTGTTGTTTACCTTTATTAAAAGCAGTTTTATAATCACCTGTTAAATAACCGTGTAACTCTTCTTAGTTGTTGAATATGTTCACTTTTACATATCGGGCATTCGTCATTAAACTCATCACAATAACCACAATCTAAACAGGTGTCATTTGGAATATTAAGAGCTAGATATGGCACGTCTTTATCCATTGCATAATCAACTAATGTTTCTAATACATCAAGATTATTTTTTACAGTCCCTTCTAATTCTACATATGTTATACAACCGAGCTGAACTATATCCTGTTAATTGACTTTCAATATCAATTTTTTCAAAAGGAGATAATTCTTTCCATACACTGCAATGCATTGAATTAGTAAAGAAATCTTTATCTGAAATATTTTTTATTCTTCCATATTTTTTTTGAAATTTTTTCATAGCTGTATAGCATAAGTTTTCCGCAGGAGTAAAATAAACACCGAAATTTAATTTATATTCTCGCTTAAATTCTGAACACCTATCTTTAAATAATTGTTCTATTCTTTTTGCCAGTTTCATTCCATCATTAGTGGTTTGGTCTTTATCTATTAAAATTCTTAATGTCTCAGCCAATCCTAATTGTCCAATAGCAAGAGTCCCATGTTTCATAGCACTTTCTATAGTTTCACCATCAAATCCAGCCATTACATTATTTTCATACATAAACCTACCAGACTCTGGATTTTGTGATATTATATAATTATACCTTTCTATAAGCATATCTTTTGCTTCATGAATTTTTTTATCTAATAATTTCATAAATGTTTCTACTTTTTTACCAGCTTCCATTGCTAGTGTTGGCATTATGATAGTAACTGGACATATATTTCCTCTACCATCTTTTGTTTGTGGGTTTACTCCTGGATTAGCATTTATATCAAACCCATTGGCGGTACGACACCCCATCGTAGAGAAATAAGTCTTAGGGTCATTTTTGTCATAACCTTCATTCCCAGACCAATCTACATTTGCATAATTTGGGTATAATCTTTGTGAGGTTGATTTTAATGCCAATTTAAACAAATCGTAGTTAGGTTCTCCTTCTTTTCTATTAACACCTTTCATACATTGAAATATTCCACAAGGGAAAACTGGTGTTCTATGAACTTTTCCAACACCTTTTATTGAACCTTCTAACAATGCTTTTATTACCATTCGTCCTTCTGGCAAAGTACAAGTTCCATAATTGATACTTGTAAATGGTAATTGATTACCAGACCTACTTTGTAGAGTGTTTAAATTATGATACATTCCTTCAACGGCTTGCTGTAATTCTTTAGTTGTTTTATCCATAGCATATTGATATGATTTTGGAAAACCTTTATAATATTCGTCAGTTATTGACATTTCAGGATTTCCAGAAACCTCCTCAACATTTTCTATATATTTCATACCATCAGTCCAATGTTTAAAGAAAGACTTTCTAACATATGGCACCATAGTCCAATCTAAATGTGTTGCAGAAACACCGCCAAATTGTTGTAACGACTGTAATTGAAATATTACTGCTAATAATTGAAACGCTGTATTAATACTTTGAGCAGGTCTAACATCTGTTTGTCTAGTATTAAATCCATTCTTTAATAAATCATCAAACGGAATAGATAAACAATTATGCATTCCTATTGCATAAGAGCTTAAATCATGAATATAAATTTCATTATTTATATGGTTAGCACGAGACATATCAGATACTATATAATTTAAAGCATAATCTTTAAGTAATTCATCTCTAGCTTCCCCTGCTCTACCGCCAAATGAATTTTCATCTACATTTGCATTTTGATTTTGAACATCGCTTGCATTTATTTTTTTTGCCACATCTTTCATTAATTGACTGTTTCTATTTCTAATTTTAGTTCTTTCTTCTCTATAAAGAATATATTTCTTCGCCAACTCAAATTTATTTAATTCCATTAATTTTTGTTCTATAATATCTTGAATTTCTTCAACTGAAATTTCTGACAACTTTAAGGATTTTATATATTTTATAATTTCCTTTCTTTCGTTTGTATTTGCTCTTTCTTTTTTTTCTACACTTTTATTGGCTTTTGAAATAGCATCCATAATTTTGCTTTGATTAAATCGTACAATTTGTCCATCTCTTTTTTTTACCTGCATATCCTCACTCCTTTACAAAAATTGTCTATAAGAGATTTATCTCATACCTATATTATATCATATTTTACAATGAATGTCAATACATTTTATAAATTTTATTGAGATAATTCCGCATTAAAATTAAACTCTAAACATTTTCTACTAGCAAGATAATCGCACATATGAACAAAATTTTGCATACCAGTTTTTGGTTTTTCTAAAATTTCTTTACCACTTTTGTAATCTCTAGTCCATTTACCCATATGTGTTTTTATATTTTCTGATATTGTTTCCCTATACTCTTGTTTAATAACACCATTAGATTTCATCACTTGCTCAGCTGCTATAATAGGGTGGTCAAATACAGTATATCTACTATAATTTAAGCCATGTTTATATGTGTCATGTAATATTATAGATGCCAATATTAAGTCTTGCTGTGTTTCATTATATGGGAACATATCTGTCCTAAATAATTCATATGCTATTCTAGTTGCTGCTTGAGTATGTCTAACTAATCCACCTTCTCCTAAAGCATATTGTGGATGATACTTTCCAGTGGAAGAAGCAGCTACTTCAAAAAAATATTCAGGTGTTTCATTCAAACAAGTTTCCACAAATTTTCTAATTTCTATATTTTTAATTAAATTCAATTCTTTTGAAAATATTTCTAATCTATTCATTCTATAATTCCTTCCTATAATGTTTTGAATAATTCCTTCCATTGTTTTTTAAAAATTAAATTCCATTGCTCTTCGGTAAAATTAGGCATTTTTTGAAACCAATAAAATAGTTTATCAAAATCATCATCATTAAATTCATCTTCAAAATCCCAAGGATAAATATATAATATTTCATAAAAACCTTCTTTACTTACTGGTTGTGCATATAATGCGCTCTTTATTACTGTATCTAAATCTACCCCAGCAAATTTATTATTAATCCACACACAAGGTGCATGATTGTCATCATTCCATAATAAAATTCTATCCTTCATTTAAAATCTTCCCTCCTAGACATTCTCTACATATAGGAATATAATATTCGCCTACAAGAATATCTTCTTTTTTATTTTTTATTGAATAAGTATAATCTGCATTAATTTTATTACAGCATATACATTTAGCTTTTAATATTTCTATATCTGTAGCAATACACATAATATCTTTCATTAATCCAAAAGGTTTTCTTTCTGAGGTTAAATTTAACCCAGCGATTATAAAATCATATCCTTTTAAATGTAAATCTACAATTATAGAAATATCTCCTGTTAAAAATTGAGCCTCATCAATTACTATAGTTTTAGTATTATTATCTATATACTGTGGAATTTCTTTTAAATCATCTATTAACAAAGCCGTATATGTCTTTGAGATAGCTCTACTCTTTATTATACCTTTATCTCTAGTATCAATATTAGGTTTAAATATTTTAACTGTATTCATATCTAGTGCTTTTAATAATTCAATAAGTTCAAAACTTTTACCAGAAAACATAGCCCCCGTAATTACTTTAATCATTATTTTTTACCACCTTTAAAATATTTCCATACATCTCGTTGTATTCTGTAGGAGATAATCTTTCTATACATTCTTCAATAGTAGCTTCTTCATAATATATTTCTATATTACTACAACGTTCTATTTGGTTAAATTTTGTCTCTGGAATAAATGCTAATGTCCAATCATATAAACATGTGTAACCACAAGAATTAATTTCTTTTTGCCATTCTTCTATTTTATCCTTTATTATCTTTTTTACTTCGTTTTCTACATCTTCTTTTTCACATATTATATATCTAATTCTACTATCCACTTTTGCACTTACTGGTCTCATTTTTTTCGATAAAAACCTTTTTCTAAGTCCTTCTACTGTATAAGAATATTCAACTCTATATAATTTCATTATTTTTCCACCTCATCAACATGGCATGCTAACATATCGCTAAAGTGTAACATCATAGCAAATGGATATTTATCATAAGCAGCTCCTAAAGCATTCCAAGTCTCTTTTGGTTCAGAAAATCCCATATGCCATCTAATAGCCATTCTTTCATAAGGATTTAATTTAATATACTGCTCTATCATCATCACTGACTTTTCTCCATGCCCATAAGGTATTTTATCATCAATAGTATAATAAGGAACTTGTTCCCATTTTCCTGTTTCTTTATTTTTTACGTTTCTTGTATCTTCTACATAAAAATATGTTTTACATATATCATGTAATAAAGGGCAAATAATATAACTTGTTTCATCAATTTTTTCATCTAGCGGGAAAATTCCACTATTTTTTAACTTTAAAAAATTCTCGTAAACATTTAAGCTATGAAGTAATAACCCACCTTTGAAAGCACCATGAAATCTTGTGCTAGATGGAGCAGTAAAAAAATCTGATTTTTCTAAAAAGTTAATCAAATCTTCAATTCCTTCTCTTTTTGTATCTCTCAATAATTCAATAAATCTAGTTTTCATATTTTGAATATCTAAATCAGTTAGTTCCATAAATCTTCCTCCTCTCTATAATAAATATATGCATTTATCGCTAATAATACAGATAATATAGCTATAGCAATAAATCCAAATAAATTACCAAATAAAGCACATAACATTAAAATACAAAGCGTTGCAACTGCAAATAAAAAAGCTATAATAAGACTTATAACAATACCTATCCATTTAATTTTCTCAACAGTATTATTCATCTTTTTCAAACTCCTCTCTTATTATTCTTTTTACTTTAAATATTTTTGTTTTCCAATAAGTATCTCCCCAACTCATTCCTTCACTTTTTAACATTGTTACTTCTAAAGCACCAAAAAAATAAGTTTCTCCATCAACATCTATAGAATATACATTATTACCTACGACATACCATCTGTGGTCTTCTCCGCCTCTTATGGTTTCAACATATTTTATATCTCTAAGAAATTCATAATCTGGCTTATCATAATAGTCATATACAAAATCTTCTACACAAGCAAAGTCTTTAACCTTTTCTTCTATTTTTTTAAATATTACATCAAATTTCTCGTCTTGTTTTTTCTTTTCTTCATTTGATTTTTTTAATGCTTCTTCTAAATTTTTTATTGTGATTTCATCTATTGTGTCATTAAGTTTTTTTGTTAAATCTAAATAACTCATATCTTACCTCCTTTTTATATATCATAACATATTTTCAAACAAAAGTCAATACTTTTTAATATTTTTTATAAATTAAATTTTCTATATTCCAATTGGGATATTTGCTAGCAAGATATTTTTCTGACTTTTCTTGCATTTTTAATTGATTTTCCCCTTCATCGTGCTCTCTATGGCAATCATTACAAGCAGTAAATATATTTTCTTCAATCCCGCATTCCACCTTGAGAACGCCTAATATAATGACAACAAGCGCATTCTACTGGGACATTTTTATGACAGAATATACACTTATGCTCATCTCTTTCCCACACTTTTTCTTTAACAGATTTTGGGATGCTTGTAGCTATTGTTCTTGTTTTCTTTTTAGTTGGAATAGATTTTTGTTCTTTATATTCTTTTAAAGTGCAAATTTTGCACTTTGAATAATCTATCTCTGATTTTACATTTGGGTGCCTACAATAAAAATACCTTTTATAATTCTTTGACCTAATTGTTAAATATTTACAATTCATTATTTTCAACCTTCTTTTTACAGTCTTCGCATAAAGGCATAATCCAGCCACTATTAGTTAGTTTTCCTGGCTTTCCACATATTATACAGGTTTGCATACTTAACTTTTCATATTTAATAAGCCATTGGTTGTATTTTTCGAGAATGTTTTCTGGAACTCCATTGTCATACCATCTTAATTCTCCGCCACTTTTCTTTTATTTGAGTGATTTTATATTTGTCTTGATAATTAGCTTTTCTTAATATTTGGTCTAATTCTTCTACCATTTGTAAACCAAAAGTTTTTCTCCAACCTTCAGGTAAATCATCAAGCCAAGTTAATTCATCGTCTACTATTTCATTAGTCCATACATTTCTAAGTTGTAGCCATGGATATTTTTTAATTAATTCCTTACTTGTCATTTTTATTATATCCTCCTGATTTATTTTTAGGTTCCCAATTATCAATCATATCTTTTATTTCTTCTTTAGTCTTAACAGATATTCCAGCATCCATACATTCTTGAACGACACCTTCAATTAAGTCGCCCATTTCTTTAGCATTTAAAGTATGTGTCCTTTTATAAAATAAATATTTATTAAATTTTATTCCACCCTCAATACAATCTCCAAACCATTTTGCATATTCATAAAATTTTGTTATATCAACATTCGCAGGTATTTTTACTCCAACACATTTGTTTCTCTCATCTCTTTCAATGGTTCCATATTGTAAATTCATTTTAATTTTCATTTCATTATCAGAAGTTTTATAAAATCTTGCTAGTTTATTGACTAAAAAATGGAAATAAGCATTAGCATCTAAGCTCCTTCTATTATAAAGTCTTTTTATTTCTATGGACATATTCTTTTGAGATTTTAAAAATTTTTCTAATTCTTCTAATATTGTATCATTATCGGTGGATATAGTTATATCAACTATATTTTCAGGGGACACATCTATATTTTTAATTTTTCCTAAAAAATCCATACTTGTGTCCTCCTTTATTTGTCTATAATTTTATCTATAATACCTAAACTTAGTGCTTCTTCTGCGTTCATAAACCAATCTTTTTTATGTTCATAATGCCATTTTAACTCTTCACTAGGAATATTTGTGTCACTTAAAATTAATTTGTTTACTTGCTCTTGGTTTTCTCTAAATTCATTTGTGTAATCTTCATGTGTTGTAAGATTATTATAAGAAGCATTATAAGAAAGTTCATGTACCATAAACCTTGCATTTGGATAGGCAAATCTATGTTTTCCTGCTCCTAGTATCACAAGTCCTGCGCTATAACATTTTCCTAAGACATAAATATCAACTGGTGTTTTTGAGTATTTAATAGTGTCATAAATTGCTAAACTTTCTTCTACATTGCCTCCATTTGTTGTTAAAAACAAATTAATTGGGTCTGCTTTATAATAAATATCTTCTATCCCTTGTTCTTTGTCATAATCATTAATTTCTATTATTTGCCTTATAACTTCTTTAGATATTTCTTCTTCTATATCTTCATTTATATAAATATTCCTTCTTTTATAATTAATTTCTTCAGCCATTTTTATCCTCCTATTTAGAATAAGGTAATAATTCCATATTAGCTATATCTTTACTAAAAAATATATTTGTCATTGGATTATTAGAAAATTCTTTATAATATTCTATTGTTTGATTTATATCAGTAATATTTTCAATTAAAGCATATTCTTTAATTTCTTGACATTGAGAAATAGAAATTTGTGCTAAATTGTATTTTCTTTCAAATGTTCTATAATCACAATGTTTAAAACCTACTGCAAACAATTCTATTGCAAGAGCAGTTACACATATTATAAAAATATAAATAGGAAAATCATTAAAATTAGATATTTTTGATATACTTTTATACATCCATAAAAAACTTAATCCTACGAAAATTATTGTAACAATTAATATACCCATATTTTACCTCCTACATAATACAGGCTAGCCAAATAACTAATCCTGAAATAATGATAACTCCAACTATTATTACGATACCTGCTATGATAGCTTGTTTTCTATCTTCTTTGTTTGTTTCTTCTTTTGCTTTTTCACCATCTTTTAATATTTCTTTTATTTCATCTTGAGAATATCCTCTTTCTTCTAATTCTTTAGCAATATCTTGTTCTGTAACCTCTTTACTATTATTATTTCCATTATCTTTCATACAATTAAAAGCCCACATAGCAGTCCAAAAATTTGGTCTAAATATATTTGTAGAACTATAAGAACTAAAATGACTAGGATTAGTATTTACTGTTTGTGTCTTTATATTACTAGAATTATATTTGCTTGTGTATGTTTTAGGTGTAGTATAAGTTTTTGGTGTTGAATAACTTTTTGCCCCAGTAATTGTTCTTGATTTACTACTTGAAGTAGTTGAGTGTGAACTTGAAGAATGTGTTGTAGAATGAGTAGAAGTATGTGGTGTTGAATGAGTTGTAACATGTGTAGAATGTGAAGAATGAACACTTGCCCTCGCATATACTGGAATTGTTATACAAGATAATACAGCTACTAAAATTAAAATTTTACAAATTATCGTTTTCATTATACATTTCCTCCTTTAAATCTTTTAAAATTTCTTCTATTTTATTAATACTCTCGTTTACGTTATTTTTATTAATATAATTATTCATACTACCATATAAATCTTCTTCTAACTCTTGACTATATTTTACACGCCAAGCTAATCTATTTTTTAATTCAGAAATTTCTTGTTTTAGTTCTAGATTTTCTTGTTCTAATTTTGTATTTTCCATAAAAAGTGATTTTATTGCATTATATGGAATATCTCCAATAATTTCCTCTTCGTATTCTGTATAATCCACATTTACATTTCTTAAAAATTGCTCTACAATTTCTTTATCAAATGTTGATTTATAATATTTAGCATCTTCGTTTCCAGTTTTATATCTCATTATCTTTATCTCCTTTTTATCCATTATACCATAATGTGTTTTAAATGTCAAGTGTTTTTGAAATATTTTTATAAATTGTACTATTTCTTAATTCTGACCAATGAAATTTATTATTTTCAAGTATAAGAAAATGCCCCGTAGATTTAACATATTTGTCTATAACTACGGAGCCATTTTTTAATATACAATATATTTTCTGACCTTTTTTAAAATTATGATGCACCATTTTATTGTTCACTCACTATATTATATTCGTTTATAAAATATTCTTTGTCACTATTTGATTGTTTCCATTTACCTTCTTCGTCTTTAATCCATTTCCCTTCTTGTGAAAATAATGTTACATTTAAAGTATCGCCTTTACTAAATGGTTGTACTTGGAATATCTTATTTCTAATTTTAGTTTGTTGATGTGTTCCAGTATTTATTTTATATAAATCTAATATTTGATTATTCCCTCTAGGTGTTATATCACTTACAAACCAATAGCTTCTATCTATATTCTCATCTATTATATTTACATAACCATAATATTCTAATTGATATTTTAATTTATCATATGTTGATATGTCTTCATTAGGAATTTTATCTATTAAATCACTTAGACATTTATAACTATCAAATCCAGAATATTGTTTGTCTGTTTCTTTTGCACAAAATTGTTTTAAATATAATTTTTTAACTAGATAATTTTTGTCTTTTTTTATTGTTTTTTTACCATATAATTCATTATATATATCTAAGAATTTTAATATTTTTCCTATAGTTCCAAATTCACTAAAATAATCTAATTTTGCTAACACAGTTAAATCTGATATACCTATTTTTTGTTCTTTACAATCTATTAATAAATCTAAAAAGGTAGGGTAATTTTTATCTTTTAAAGAGTATAATTTGTCGCCGATTGTTTTAGATAAGCCTTTGATACTAGATATACCCTTATAAATTGTATTAGTGTTTTTATCACAAGAATATTCTCCAAATGAATATCTAAATTTTGGGCTAGATAATTTAATTTTAAAATATTCTAATTCGTTCGTTAATTTGTTTGTTCTATCAAAATCTCCTTGATAAGAATTTAAGGCTACTGTATAATATTCTAAAGGATAATGTGACTTTAAATAAGCACCATAAATACTATCATAAGCATAAGCAAGAGAATGGGAGCAATTAGAAACAACCAATCCACTTTCACTTATAAAATTATGAGCTGGACTTTCCATTTCAATATCATATACATTATCTTCTCTTAAATATTCTATAGATACAATTTTTTCAATTTTCGTTGGAATTCCTTTTTCCATAACTTTTTTTCTACCATCTTTATAGTGTATTTTTTTATGACAATTATTACATAGCCACATTAAATTATCTCTATCATTGTGTGTTCTGTCATGGTCAATATGATGCAATTCAAATTGTGAGTTGTCAAAAGGTTTATTACACATAGTACATGGGTTGTTATTTTGAATATTCTCTTTATAAATAGCTTTAAACTTATGGCATTCTCCATTTTCTTTTACTTGAAAACCTTTTTCTCCTTTTTTTGGAATATTACTTTCAAAAACACCATTTGTAAATCTATAAGTATCTGGAGTTTTTTCATATATCCCTTTAACATATAGATTATCTCCTACGGATAGTTCTTTTAGTTTTTTCTTACCGGTTGGGGTTGGAAAACTATGGTTTAAAGTACAATCCACATAACATCCAGAAGAAGTTTTGACTCTATAAATTTTTTGTTTGCCAGTAAAATATATATCTACTATTTTATTTTTATGAATTCTGTTATCGTCAAACATAGAAAAAGCATTTCCATATCCTAGATTATTATATTCTTTATACAAAGAAATATGACCTGTTTTTTTTGCATATTCATAATCATTTTTTATTAAATACATTTCTTCTATTGTTGGATTAAAAGTATTTGTTTTTTGTCCTAATCTTTGAATTCTTGTATCCCCTGCTAAACAATTGAAAGAATATCTAGCAGCATCTTGAACTACTTGCCAATTTTCTTCAAAATAATTATCAGAACCAGTTTTTATTATCCATTGCTTTTTAAGTCTATTTTTTAATTCTTCTAATTCTTCTTTTTTAAATTTTTTCTTTGCTATCTTTTTTATGATAGTATAAGTTTCTCCTTCTGGCTCTCCTAGCCATATTAAATATGACATAATTGTTTCTTGATATAGACACATTTGGAAACTATCCTTAAAAAGTTCATCTAATTCTTTAACTCCTGTAGTATGTGATATTCTATTAATAAATCCATTTAATAAACTAGCACAACCAGGTCTTATACAAGCAACAAAAGCTGACATCTCGGCAACAGAATGTGGTTTATAAGTTTTTACTAATCCTGTTGCATAATCACTATCTGCTTGATTTATACTACAAGTTAGTCCTTTTTCATATATTTCCCATGTTTTATCATCTAATTTTGAATTTAATTCGGCAATGCTCGGTGTATTAATTCCTGCTAACTTGCAAGTATCATTTATTAAAGACCACACAGAAACAGTAAGCAAATCATTTTTTAGAAACTTATAATTATCGCTTTCATAACTTGTGATATTAGCGCAAATTACATCTCCGGCTTTTATCAATCCAACTTCTCTGCTAATAGGCTTATCTTCTAATAGGGACGAACAGGGATGTTGAGCGACGCTTTCTATTACTCCTACAAAATGTTGACTATCATCTATTAATTTTTTCCATTTCTCATCTTTATAATACATACTTTCAGTATAAGGTTTCTTAACTTTGGATAATTCTGCTAAATCCATAGCAACAGCATTATATTCATTTATATTCAACCCTTCTGACTTACACCATAATCTAAAAGCACTAGATGTTTGTAAAGGTTTATAAGCAATCATCCAATAGCAGCCATCTTTACCTAAAAGCTCTTTTGAGGCTTCATAAAAAGGTTGTGTGTCTGCACAGTTAAAATCTATATCACATATTGATTTTGAAAGGTTAATTCTAGTTTCAGACATAAATCTACTAGGAAAAAGTTTTATAGGTGCAGAAATTCTATCTATATTTGTAAATCCTAATAATTTATTTATATAAAAGCTTGGAGCTGACCCTCTTCCGGTTTTAGTTATAACACCATTATGATTTTCGATTGCATTTTTTATAATATAATAATTTAAAACGAAATATTCTGCCATATTTGTATTTTTTACAACTTCTGTTTCTTCTCTAATTTCACTTATATATTTACTCCATTTTTCTTTTGGAATATTTTTCCTTTCTTCTAACCAAGCATTATTTAATATTTCTTTTAACTTTTCTAAGGGATTATCAAATATATGTGGAATTTTTATATCTTTATTTATATCTAATTTTTCAGCTTTATCAAATATTAAAGTATTATTTAATGCCTCTTGTATTTGACTATCATTTAAAATTCCTTGCTCTTTATATCTTTTTATTAAAGTATCACTGTCAGGATAATCTAAAATAAAGTTATCTTCTTCAGGATAATTTATTCCTTTAGCTTTTAAAAACATATTTCTATATTTAGCTTCTTCAGGGAATATATAATGAGAGTCATTTGCATGAATAATAGGAATATTATATTTATTATGATAATATAATATCATTTTATTATAATTTGCTTGTATTTGACAAGGATGAGCTTGGACTTCTAAATAAAAATTATCTTTAAAATAATTTTTCATTTTTAAAATCCATTCTTCTCTTCCTTGTTCTTCTCTTAATCTTCCTGCAACACAAGCAGTAGTAACAATAATATTATTTGGATTTATAGAAAAAAGGAGTTCGTCATCTATTCTAGGTTTATAATAAAAACCAGAGACATTACTTTCAGATAAAATATAATTTAAATCTTTATATCCATCTGTATTTAAAGCAATTAAAACTAAATGATAATTAGACTTATCTTTTTCTTTTCTGTCAGGAACATAATATGCTTCCATTCCAGAAACAACCTTTAAACCATACTTTTCTGCTAATGTCAAAGCTTCATATATGTTTCCATTATAGCCATGTTCTGTTGTGAAATATATTTTATGTCCTAATTCTTTAGCACGTTTCATATAATCTTCTGGTTTTACGACAACATCTAATGTCACAATATTTGAATAGTGACCGATGTTTATGATAATTTTCATATCTTTGCATTCTTATTTCTCCTTTCTGATAACCCTAATTCTTTTCTCTTGGCTAAAATTTCCCTTTCTGCATCTTCATATTTTTCAAAATTTCCTAAATAATACTTTTTCTTATTATATGTTATTAAAGCTTTCCATTTCTTTTCTTTTTTATTATAATAAACTCCTTTTATTTTATTTCCAGTATATCCAACAATATTATCCATATTTTCAGGATGTGTTTTATATTTAAAATTTTGTTTACGATTATCCGCTGGATTTCCATTTAAATGGTCTATTTCTAATCCATCTTTTTTACCCATAATTAAATTATGCATTAAAATATAAGAGTTATGAATTTTCCCATCTTCTATATAACAGTTAAGCCTAGTCCTCATATATCCATCTTGATGTTTGTGCCAACAGTAAGGTTCAATTAAAGGATAATCCTCTTTATCAATTAAAAATTTATCTCCATTTCGAGTAAATCCCATTATTGTAAAATCATCTATTTTTTCATATCTATTTTTATACTTATTGACTTTATTCTTTAACATAAGTTCAGACTTACTTATTTGTTTTAAATTCTTATAATAATAATTAGTGTTATCTCCATCTTTGAAAATAATAACATGTTTTGCTTTTATTTCTTCACAAAAGTATTCAAAAACTAATCTTGCTAAGGTAAAGCTTTTATAAATTTTATTATTAGACAATACAACTAATTTTTCATTTTTCTTATTTCTTTTGCAATTAAGTTCTTTCCATATTACCTTTCTATTTTTTTTATAACTAAAAACTCTCCCATAATTACTAATCCAATAATCTGGAAATTCTTGTATTTGCTTAATTTCTTCATCATCTTTTAATACAAAAGGGAAACCTTCTGGCAATTTTTTATTCATATTACACCTTCAAATTTAATTTCTTAACAAATTCTGTTTGTTTCTTTATTTCTTTAATTAATTCTTTTATATCTGTCTCATTATTTTGTACAAATTCTCTTGTTTGAGCTTTTAAATACCCATTTAAAACTCCTTCTAAAGTAACATAATATCCTCTATCTCTAAAAACTTCTTCTCCATATTTTTTAGATTTTTCATCTTGTATTTTATCTTTTTCTTTTAAAGTGTAACTATTACTATCAGCATCAATATAAAACTTATCATCTATTTTAATCATAATTTCCTCCTTATAATATACCTTGTTTTTTAAAAAAATCGTCTATACATTCTGTAGCCTTATTATCCATTTCTTTGTCATAATCATATTCTACAATGTAAATATAAATTAATTTAGAAATAGAACTGCCAGAATTAGTAGCCACAAAATTAATAACTTTCGCAGTTTTCCATTCTCTTAAAAAACTATTAACTTCCTTGTCTAATTCAACCAATGAGTTCCCTCTAAAGCTTTTAATTCTCATTATTATCACTCTCCTTAAATTCATCTGAGAAAGCATCCATATAATGTTTATTAGCTATTTGAGCAGAAACTTCTAAAGGTTTATATTCATTCTTAAATTGGTTCCACACTTGTTCTATTCGGCTAATTTTAACTTTAATAGGTTGATTAGAATTACAGACTTCTTGGCATAAAGATTTAAATTGAGCTTCAGCAATTTCTGGTGGAGCTTGTAATCTTTGTCTTTGAATATTATTTCCTGTCTTTATTTCTAAAATATAATCTTCTATTGACATATTTGTAAAATTAAAATCAAAAAACATATTTCTATCCTCCTAATTAAATAAATCAGCATCTCCCCAGCCAGCAGAAACAATTTTTATACTAGGAACTTTATTATGAATTAAATCTTCATTATAAGTTCTTTTATAATAATTTAATTTATTTCTAATACTTCTATATCTATTAACAATAAATTCTGTATCTCTTTGCCCTGGTATAGTAAGTTCAACTGCAACTGTTTGAGCATGCTCTTTTAAAGCTTCATTAAAAATATCTTCTAACTCTGACATTTTTTCAATTTTTCTTAACATATTAAATCTCCTCCAAACAACTAGCGTTATCTTCTTCAAATTCTTCTGTGTTCATATATTCTAAATATTCTTTTATTTCATCTTTAAGTTCTCCTAAATTGTTATTTTCACTTAATATTTCTTCCCATTTATTTATAACTTTTTCATCACCTGTTGCATTAGCATATACTAAATACAAATCTGAGAATGTTTGATATTGCAAAGTTTCTATTAACCTACTTTTATATATATCTAATTTTGAATTATTATTTACATAAGCATCAATATAAGCATCTCTAATATCTTCGTTACTTACTCCGTTATCGTCTAAAAATCTTTCTGCTATTTGTGTTAATAATTCTGTTTCATTAGAATATTTATATTCTAATTCTTTGCATTCTTCACTAGCTAAAATATTATATTTTTCTAATGCTGTAATACAATCAAAAACTCTGCTATTTATTTCTCTTTTTAAAAAATTTATATCGTTAATTTTTAAAGAGTAATAAGCTGTATAATTAGCTTTTTTATCAGTATTTCTTCCCCATTCATAATTATATAAATTTTCGGTTGAATTATCTTTTAATGTTACTTTAAAACAAATTTTTTCTTCCGCACAATTTATATAATCAATCTGTAAGGTCACCACAAATGTTTTATATTGAAATAAAGTCCAAGTTTTTTGCCACATTTCTGGGTTCAAATAATTTTTTATAATAAAGCTATAATCAATATCATATACTTTTATAGCTGGTAATTTATTTTCCATAATTATTCCTCCTTTTCTATCCTATCTTTAGCAATTTCAAAATATTCTTTATCTAACTCTATTCCAATAAATTTACGATTTAAATGTTTGCAAGCAATTCCTGTTGTACCAGAGCCCATAAAACAATCTAATACTGTATCATTTTCATTACTTAATAATCTCACTAAATACTCAATTACTTTTATGTCTTTCATAGTAGGGTGAAATTTACTGCTCTGAACAGTTGTTCCTATACAACATTTTTCAAGTTTATTTTCTCTATTAAAAGTCCATTTTGTAGGTTTAAGTTTAGAATTATAAACACCCCACAATGCAAATTCAACATCATTTACAAACATTCTGTCTCTATTAAATGGTGCAGGATTACTTTTATTTAAAACTAAACACCTTTTTATTTGTATATTATTTTTTAAACAAGCTTTTTTTATCTTTCCTAAATTCTCCCAAGCATTAAATATTACAATATTTGAATTATCTTTTAAAATTCTTGGAAATAAATCTATATATCCAGTTAAATCAAAATTTTTATCCCATTGCCCAAAATCCATTCCTATTCTGTTTGCACTTCCCATGGTTGTAAAATTATTTTTTCTGGAAATATTATAAGGTGGGTCTGTAACTATTAAATCTACACTTTTATTTGGTATATTCTTCATCAATTCTAAGCAATCTCCATTCCAAAGAATGTTTTTCTCTCTTAAACACTCAATGGTTTTAGTATTTATATTTTCCATAATTCTATAATTCCTTTCTAATAATAACTTACTTCTTTCTCAGGTTCTCTTAACTCTAAATAAACCGGAAATCTTAAACTTAAAGAATTATCTTTTTTATTTGTAGTTTCCTCAAAATATTGAACTGTAATTACTCTGCCTAATAATTCTTTTTGATTATCCCAAAAATAATCTCTATCTTGGTCAGTAAAACCAGAACCGACTTTTACATTAAATCCTTTATAATCAACTATAACAGCACCTAAAGTTCCTTTATTCTTTCCAGTTCCTTCTTCAAACCCTATAATTTTTAAATCACAATCTTGCATTGCCTTTACTTTTAAAATATTTTTAGTTCTTTTCCCTTCATAAGCAGCATTTGCTAAATTTACCATAACTCCTTCGTGCTCTAATGCAATTTGTTTATCTAATTCTTGTTGGACTATTCTCTTGTCATATTTTCCATAATGTAATATTTCTACTGGTTTTAACCAATCAGGCTCGATTTTTCTTAATTCTTCATAAACAAATCTTTTTCTGTCAAGACAATTCATTTTAGAATATCCTATAACAAAATCATTTAATGGTATATAATCAAATATATTAAAAACAATATTATTCTTATATTCGTTCTTACTATTTACTACTTGAACTGTTTCTCTGTATAAATCTTTAGAAGGAATATTTTCTTTATTCAATAATAACTCTCCATCATAAAATCCATCTTTTAGTTCTTTTAATTCTTCTTCTATATCTTTTAAACCTTCAATTGGTTTACCTTGTCTTGAAAATATTTCTACATTTCCCTCTCTTACTTTTGCAACCGCTCGTATTCCGTCATATTTCTGTGTAATAATTATATCAGGCTTTTCTTTTTCTAGGGTTTCCATTCTATCCCAATATTTTTCAGCTAACATAACATTGAATTCAGGTATAAAATCTTTCCATACTTTATTAATTGTTTTAGCAGTAATGCCTAATTTTAACTCTTTAGTAAATATTTGTTTGTATATTTCTCTGTATTCTTCTGGCTGGTCTTTTATATATGCTTGAACATAAGCTATATCTTCATCTCTGCCTGTGTTATGGTCTATTAGATAATCGAAAATGCAAGTTATATCAAATGTCTTGATATTAAAAAGAGCTTTTGCAAAATCTTCAAGGCTCAAAAGTGCACTGTCTTCTATGCAAGGTTTGAACCTTTTTGCTCCCCTTATTCTTATATTGCTCATATCTTTTCTCACTTTTTTACTAGACAATCCTGTAACAATAAATGGATTATACACAAAATATAAAACATCTTTAAGCATTTGATTATCTTTATTTTCTTCTAATATTTCTTGAAGTCTTTTTCCAGAATTAGCCTGCAACTCTTTTATTATTTTTATAACTTCTTCCATAACTCCTCCTATAAAATCCATTTATCATTATCTGTAATTTCTTCTTTTGGTGTGACTTCATAATAATCTGGACAATCACAACCGTTATAATAGCAATATTCAACTAATCTAAATTTATCTTTATCTATATCTTTTAAATATTTACTAAATCTATCTTTCCATTTTTCTTTCTGTTCTTCTGTTAATTCATAAGACATACCATAATCGCCCATGTCTGAGCCATACTTACAATTTAAAATATAATCCAAATAAATATGACTTGCATGATTTCCATAAGTATTTTCCAAAGTAAAAGTATTTGGTGTTGAAGAATAAGCTTCAAAATCGTTATCAATTTTTCCAAAAAATTCTTCTAGTTCAAACATATCATCAAATTTCATCTTCTCATAAAAATCATCTAATGGATACCTTATAACCTTTGCTCTTACATAATCACTCATTTTTATACCTCCTCTTTATTTATTAAAGTTATTATACACCTTTTTTAATTAAATGTCAATACTTTTTCAAAAAAAATTAAATAAATTTTGAAAGTTCATTATCAAGTTCTTGATTTTCTTTATCTTCTTCCAATATTTTTTGCATTTCTAAAAAGTCTTGGAAATATTCACAATGATTGCGATGACCGGCATAAATTTTGACAATAGAAAGAAGTATAAGGTGTAATTTCTTTTGGCTCCCACCAATTTTTATTATCCTCAAACATTTCTATATCTTCTATTTTTGCTTGAATAAAAGCTTGGGTTTCTCTTTTTCTTTCTTCTGTAAAATCATAATAACATATATAATCTTTTATAGTATATTTATCTCTTATAGATTGAGGCAAATTATCAAAACTATTGTTTTCTATAGCCTCATCAACCATCATTTCTATTTGTAATCCATCATATTGTTTTAAAGCTTTTAATTCTTTAGTTATGTCTGATTTTAATTTTTCTAATATATATCCACGCTCAGCAATAGTATTTCTTATTTTCCCATTTTTTAATTTATAACTGATTTCTACATATTTTAACATTTCCCATGCTAAATCTTTAACTTTATATCCCATTTGTTCCATAGCTAATCCATATAAAATTAATTGTCTGCCTTTAGCTTCTAAATCAGCATTTGTGAATTTACTACTTGTTTTATAATCTCTAATAGAAACAGTTCCATCTTCATTATAAATAAGTAAATCTATAATTCCTTGTAAATAATGACCATTTGTTTCAACTAAAAACAATTTTTCTGTTTCTACTTTATTATATGTTGGTGCCACATAATTATGTGCAAAAGATATAATATCTTTTTTCCATTTTGTTTCTATATTTTCTGTTGGAAATGTAATATCTAACATTTGAGCTTCAGCCAACATTTTCTCTATTTCTTTAGGGAAATCTACTTTTATTCCATTTTGAATATCTTCTAAACATTTATGAATTCTAGTTCCAGTAAAACCATATATATTATCTTTACCAGCTAAATGTTCTTTATATGTTTGCCAATATTCCCAACCACATTCATCAACTGTATTAAGTCTACTAATAGAATAAATTGTATGTCCTTCTTCTTTTAACTTATTTATCTTTTCTTTTATATTCAATTATTCAGCCTCCAATCTTACAAAATCAGCTTTAGGAACTTCATCTCGTAATATTTCAAATTTATATGTTAAAGGTTTATAATTATTCCATTGTGGAATTTCAACAAAATAAATATATTTTGTATTAGCCTGGTCAAATAGACTCACCCAATCATCTTTATAAAATTCTACTCTTAAATTTTTAAATTCTCCCAACGCACCATCTAACTTACCAATATCTTTATTTATTATTTCTATCAATTTGATAGTAAAAATTCCTAATTTATTTTCTACTTTTTTAATATCTCCTATTTTCATAATTTTTATCCTTTCTTATTTATTTGCTTCCTTTATATATTGTTGAATTTTTTCTATTAGAGATAGTTGATCTTCTGATTTTATTTCAATTATATTAAGTAAATTATCTTTTGGATACCTTCTTGCTAATCCTCCGAAAGCTTCTTCTAAAAATGATATTGGAAATCCATAGCAGTCGTCTAAATCAACAAGTATTTTTTCATTTTTTTCTTTAGCTTCTATATACTTAGGTTCTAAAATGTCATTTCTAAACTGTTGCCCTGAATTAGGACTTTCTTCAATGTATCTTCCTCCTGGTGTATTTGAAAAATCAACAGATATTTTTATTTCTATCATAATTATCTCCTAACTCCATTCAAAATTTTTACAAGGCCTTATACCTTTTTTACAACTCCTACCTAATTCTGCATATCTACAATCATAACAAGTAACTGGCGGCTGATTTTCACACTTTGTACAAGGAAAAAATCCTTTCCCATAATACCTTTTATATTTACATTTTTTACATTTATCTTCCATCTTCCACCACTTCACGTGAACTACACACGAAGCTAAAGCTTCGGTGCTTCTTGTTTCAACCTCTACTGCACTACACAACCAAATGGCTGTTTGGTGTCTTACACAAAGTCCACAAGCGTATAAGTTTGGCTAGTTCCTAGCCTACTAAGTATAAGAAAGCCTCAAACTGTTTGTAACAATCTCAATCCTTCTCTTCTTATGTTTAGAGCTGCATTTATGTCTCTGTCATTAGAATATCCACAATCACATACAAATTTCCTTATAGATAAATTTTTCATCCTTTTATGCTGTCTACCACAGACATAACATATCTGACTGGAAGGATACCACTTATCTACTTTTATAAAGTATTTTCCTCTGTCTGCTAACTTATAATCCAGCATTACTAAAAACATACCATATCCATTATCTAATGTTGACTTACCGTTTCCAAAGCCTTTGTTCGACATATTCTTCATGTCTAGACTCTCTACACATACTACATCGTACTGATTGGCTATCTCAGTTGATTTCTTGTGTAGAAAATCAAGTCTCTGGTTTGCGATATGCTTTGAAAGTCTTGCTACTTTAAGTCTTGCTTTATTACGGTTATTGCTATCTTTTATTTTTCGAGATAGTTGTCTTTGAAGTTTAGCCAACTTCTTTTGGGATTTACGATAGTATTTTGGACTGCCACAGATATTACTATTACTATCTGTATATAGTCCATCAGATGTATAATCGAGTCCGATAGCATTATCTGATAAAGGTACTTTGGTTATACTTCTATCAAACTCAAACAGAACCGAGGCATAAAATTTACCATCGTTATCCTGTGAAATAGTAGCTGATTTAATTTTCCAGTCTGGTTCTGGTTTTCTGTGTATCTTAGCCTTTACAATTCCAATCTTAGGAAGTTTAATGCCGTTATCCGTAAGAGAAACTGTGCCCTTCTGATTATTTGTGGTGTATGTTTTCCTGCTACGTTTCGCTGACTTTAATTTAGGAAACCCTATTTTCTTATCACGAAAAAAGTTTTTGTATGCAGTCTGTAAATGTAACTGAACATTTGCAAGTGCAAGGCTATCTACTTCTTTCAGATATTTGTATCCATCTAATTTCTTATACTGAGCAGGCGTAGTTATAAGCATTTTGCCTGTTGTTTTATAATATTCAATTTTATCAACAAGCATCAAATTCCATATCTTACGGCAACAACCGAATGTCTTGACAAACATTTCTATCTGTTTGTTTGTTGGATATAACCTATACTTAATTGCCTTATTCATAACTATACCTCCTATCCTTGATTTTCTATATATTCTTTTAGTGTCTTTCACTCACATTACCAGATGTTTGTACCAATTCATTGGTACATTCACTTAAATCTTCAAAACATTCTTCAGGATTATTTCCTGAGTAACTTCTTTTTAAGTAATCATGTCCGCCATCTACTGCACATTGTCCACAAGAACAGAACTTAAAATCATGTCTATTATTACTCTCTATAATATCTCCACAAGATTTACATTTTATCTTGTTACTAATTATCATTTTCTTCCCTCCATTCATTATACATATGAATTGCCTCACTATACCATTCCCAATTATCGACACCACTACTTTCTAATGCTCTTAAAAATAAATTATCATCATATAAGCTATCTAATTCATTAATTAAAAATTGTCCCTCTTCACCCTGATATTTTTCTTTAATAGCTAAAATTATTTTATCATAGTTACTCATAATCTCTCTCCTTGTTTATATAAGTTAGAACATAATCTGTTATTCTATCTAAATTCATTTCTATTTGTTTGTAAATATCTATTTTTTCTTCTTTACAATTTTTAAATAGTCCACTAACTATAACTTCATATTCTGCTCTACTCCAATAATTATATCTAGCCCAGTCTTTTATATATTTTTTTAAGCTTTCCCTATCATTTATAGTTGCTTTATCCAATTCATTAATAAAATTAGAATTAAATATATTTAATTTCTCTATTTTATCAGAATTAAAATTATAATATAAAACATTCCATTCTAATTTCATATTTAACCCTCCTTATCTTTCTTTTTTAACTTCTTTATCTATATTTGTTAAATATCTTATAAGCTTTTCTTTATCTTCTTGTTCAAGGACTCTACATTGCTCTTTATATATTTTAGAAACATTTTCCACTGCTTCTAAAACATTTTCATCTACTTTTATATTCTCTTTAAAATCTTTATTCTTCATTTATTACTCCTTTTTAAAACAACAATTCTCTAATAAATATTTAAAATTATCTTTACCAAAATCAGTTGGAGATGCTTTACTACCTTTTCTCATTATTTTATTTTCATTATCATATATGCACCATATTTCTTTATTATTATTAAAAATGCCACCTTTTAATTTTTCACATTGAGTTAATATATGTTCAATATCTACTCCTTCATCTAAGGCTAGTATAATTTTATTCACAGGTAAAGATTTTATTAACCTAGCTTGTTTATCTGTAATAGTACAGTTTCCTAAAGCTAATGCATTATGATAACCATAGCTATCTAACTGCATAACAAATTTTTCACTTTCTCCAATAATAACATAGTCAGCTTCTTTTATATCTTCTAAATTTTCGTACATTCCATATAAGTAATTTCCTTTTGGAAAACTCTCTAAAGCTTTCCATTTTGGATTGCTGCCTATATTATTAAAATTATATCTACCTGTTATTCCTACAAGTTCTCCTTTATAATTAAACCAAGGAACAACTATTCTTTGAGATACTGGGTCATATTTAATATGGAATTTATATTGTGTTTCAAAAGAAATATTATCTTTTACAAATCTAATATTAGGGTGATTAATAAATTTATCTAAAGTGCTTAAAGGAAATACAATACTTTTATCTTGTTTATTTCTTTTTATATGTTTATAAAATCCATTAAATATAAATGGACTTTTAAAATTATCTAAATCTTTTATATTGAGAATATTGGTAACAACTTCAATAGTTTTATGAATATTCCAATCATTATGAATACTAATAATATAAAACAAATCTCCTCCAATACCTTTACTAAAAACATATGATTGGAGTGTTTCACAATTTATTGATACTGAAGTTGGATTTCCTCCATCATAATAAGCACATCTTATCTCTCTCTTATTATCAAAAAAAGAGATAGAATGAAAATCAGTTAATTCCAGCACTTTTATTATTTCTTCTGGATTTTCAATTAGATAATCCTTTAAATTCTCAACTGACATCATTCCATCTCCTTTTATAATTTATTTTCATCTTTTACATGACAATATCCTATTTCTTTCCATTTATTAGCTATTGGAATAAACTCATAAACAACCGTTCTTCCTGCTTCCCCATTCCTACTTTTACAATGAAAGAATACTTTATAATGTTTTCCATCTTCCATTGGCAAAGGGGAATTCTTTTTAACTGTTGTTTGATTTTCTTCATCCCAAACATAATAATAAGGTTTTATTGGCATAGTCCCATCATCATATTCATCTTGCCAAACATCTCTAAACATGAAAATTTCTTCATATATTTCAGATATTTGTTTACTATTTGATAATACACTTTCATTTAGCCACCTAATTCTACCTTTTGTAGATAAAGCTATTTGAACTGGAGTTATTACTGCGACACCTTCTTTAGAAGCTATTTGAAATAATTCTTTACTATCATTTAAAAAAGATTGCCAAACTGCATCTGTAGTTGCATCAACTTTAAATGTATCATAAATAAACAATTCAAATCCTTGTTTTGCTAATTTTTTTATTGACCTTCTAACATTTTTCATACTATAATCATATACTCTTTGAAAAAGAATATAAGGTTTATATTTTTCTTGAATAATTTTATTTGCTTTATTTAACATTTCTTTGTCTTTTTCTGTAAAACTATCTAAAGATTTCAATTTAGTTCTATCAATTTCCCAATAATTTAAATCAGTAGTTAATACATGTAAATATAATAAATCTTTAAATACAATACTATCTTGCTCATTACTAATTATACATACTTTTATTTCTTGATTTAATAATGGAGTAACTATATTTTCAAAAACAAAGCTTGTTTTACCACCGTTAGTATAACTAGCAAACATTGTTAATCCTTTTCTAGGTATACCATTACAGAATTTATTTAACAACGGGCAAGTTTTATTAAATTGCAATCCTATTTGTTCTCCCATTTCTTTTATTTGAATATCTTTTTGAGTATAATCCAATGTTTCAAATGCTAAATCATGTGTGATATTTAATGCAACAGTATTTAATTGCATATCTAAATAATCTATTACTTCATCTGCTGTATTAAGTTTACTAAAAGTATTCCAATTAGTTGCAATATCAAAACCTTTTTTATCTAGTTGTATCAATAAATTGTTTTTTACTAATTCATTATAATAAGCTTCAATATTTTCATCATCTAATACTTCTGTATATTCTGCAATATTTTTCCATCCGCCTCTACTTTCAAATTCTTCTTTTAAATCAGGATAGTCATTTAAATAAGTAAGCATAGAGACTTCATCAAATGTTTTTATACCTTTATCTGCCATATTTTTTCCTAAACTGTAATAAAATTTCCCATCAGCTGTAAGTAAATCTGTATCTGGATTTATAGGAAAATCTCCATATAATTCTAAGGGATTTTTATATAAAGACAATACAAAATTACCTTCTAAAGGTGCTCTATTTTTAGTTAAATCTATTTTTTTCAAACTTATCTCCCCTTAGTCATCTAAAAATTCACTTAAATCTCTTCTTCTTGTTGGTCTGCTTACTCTTTGATTGTTCATTTCTCTAATAATGATTTTATCACTTTCATTCATTCTAAGTTTTTTATCGTTTATTTCTTGTTGTTTTTTCATTTGATTATAAACAGATTGTGCATTATTTTTTATTATAGCTATTAAATATGATATTTTGGCTATATCATTATTAAAATCTTTTTTACTTGCATATTCTAAACTTTTAACTTTTGTTTTTATAGTATTTAAAATAACATTATAAGAATATACCTTACTAAGTTGTTTTAACTTAGACACTAAAATTGTATTAAATTTTTTATTAGAATTATATGAAAGATACCTTTGACTTAAAATATCAATACATTCTTTTCTGTATTTTTCTTCTTCGTCAGATATTTGATTAACACCCAACTTTTTATCTTTATATCTTTCTCGTGCTATTCTATTTTTTCTAGCTTTATTTACTAAATGAACAGAATAAAGTTCTAAATCTTCAAGTTTTTTTCTAATTTTATTATATTGATATTTAGTAATATTTAATTCTTCTAATGTCTCATTTTCTGTATAACCTTTTTTTACTCTCAATTCTAAAATATCTTTTTCTAATTGCGTTAATTCACCATCCATGTATAATCTCCTTACTAAAGGGGATTATTTATCCCCTTTGTTTTCTTCCTGTAAAGATTGTGGAATTTCTATTTTTAAAGTTGTTGCTAATGCTACTATATCATTTTTATTTTGTGCTTTTGATAAAGCCCCAAAACTTTCATATCCTAATGTTTTCATAGTATTTCCAATTTCAGCTTTTACTTTATCATTAGCTTCTTTAAAAGCCGTCTTACAGCTTTCTACAAGAATTTCCAAGTCACCTTTTTCAGCTTTTTTTCTTTTTTTCTTTTCAAATTCAGTGCTATCAAACATATCAGCTTCAACAATATCAAAAGCATTCATATATAAATATCTTCTTAAATAAGTTTGAACTCCGCCATAGTTTTGAATACTATTAGCTCCTTTTAAATTAAGTTCTTTTACATCGCAAGAATATGTTTCTTTTTCATCTGGTTTATCTGTATTTATAATTGTTAATACTGCTATATCTCCATCTAATTGATATTCTGTATTTGTATTAATTTCATTTGTAGAAATATTTTTCATAGAATAATGTTTTTCAAAACTTATCTTAGTAAATAATCCATATTTATTACATAATTCTATAATTGATGGTAAAAAATCTCCTAATTCATAGTAACTAAAACCAGAAAAATCATTTCTACCAGATTTTTTCAATTCTCTTTCACTTAATTCCTCTTTTACTTTTTGAATTTTTTTATAAATATTCATATTCTTTATCATTGTAATTTCATCTATTTTATCTTCCATAATTTCCTCCTAATTAAACGGATTGTCTATTGCATTTTGTTTAGCAATCCTATCTAATGTATTATTTTCTAATTGTTTAGCAAATTGCTCATTAATATTTTCTTCAAATTGCTTATCTGAACAATTCAAAGGTACATAAACTTTACCTTCTTTGTTTAAAGTATTATCTGGTCTAGTTAAACATATAAATTCCGTAGCTTCTCCAATAACATTACTCATATATTCTTTTATATCTCTCCCTGCATTTTCTATTTCAAATTGTATATCCTTTGGTAATGTTTCTAATGGTGGTAAAATTAATTGAGCTCCTCTTACATATTGAGCCTCCCATTTTGCTTTCACATAACCTTCTTCTGGGCTTGGGTGCATATTAGCTTTTCTATGTCTAATTACTTCAACATCTGCAATATTTTTAAAATTAAACCTATTAGTAATAAATTGTACTTCTAAAGGAAAATATTCTCTTTTTTTAGAACTATACAAATATTAAAATTATAATATGTTTTATTATTATATTGAGATAATATAAATTCGCCAGTTATTTCATACTTTGTGTTATCAGGTAGAGAAGAAATTAACTCATATGCATTTTCCATAAAATCATCTTTCCATATAAATTGTTTCTCGTTATCACCATCATTTATAATATACTTTGAAGAATAACTTATTTTATTTAAAATGTTCTCTTTAAATCTATCTTCAAAATTTATAGTAGTTCTTCCTGCTTGATTATTTAACCAAACAAGAATACTACCTTTAATAAGAGTATCTCCATACATTTGAACAAATGCAGAATTATTTTCATTTTCTCTAATTAATAACTTTAATTGTTTATTTCCTGTAGAAGTCGTTTTAATACAATCTTCTTTACTTTTAGGTTTTTGAATTGTTCCTATAAAAGTGAAAGTATTCATATAATCACCTATTTAAAATTTTATTTATCAGATTTTTTAGATTTTTTTTCTGCTTTTATTTCTGCTTCAGCCTCTTTCAATATCTTTTCTTCTTCTGCTTTTCTTTTAGCTTCTTCTGCTTTTTGTTTTTGGAAAGCTTCTAATTGTTGTAAATTTCCTTTTGCTGTTAAATATGCTTGAAATAGTGTAGCATATTTTTTATAATTCTTTCCACTTTCATTTCTTAAAGCCTTTTGTAGTTTTGTTGCTTCTCCTCTTAAAAATTCTAAATCATCAATCATCTTAATCTTCCTTTCTTATTTCTATAATGATAAAGCCAGTATTGATATTAAAAAATTAAATTAAAATCATATGCTATTGAATATCAATAGTTTTTATACTTCCTTCTTTTGGTTCTTCATAGTTTATAGTAATATATAAAAGACCATTCTCCAATTTAGAACTTATATCTTCAATTTTTTTATTATTATCTAATATAAATTCTGAATGAACAGAATATTTACTTTTTGGACTGTCAAGTGAAGGTTCTGTTTCACCTTCTATTACTAATTTTGACATCCCGTTTTCTTCTATTAATCTTACAGATAAGTCTTTCTTATCTACTCCTACAACATTATGAACTAAAGTCACTCCATTGTCATTTTTATGAACCGAATATGGTTTCATATCCTTTTCTAATCTATTGAATTGATAAACTTCTTTATTCCATGCAAATGGGTTAAATAATAAATCTAACATATTAAAATCACTCCTTAAAAATAAATAAAAATTTATCAATACCAGCTTTAATCTTATTATATTATAACATATTTTATAATGAATATCAAGTGTTTTTTAAAATTATTTTAATATTTCTCCTATTTATTTTTATTTACTGAATAAAAATCAACATAATCTTTACAACAAACATTAATAGTATGACCACAATTTGGGCAACCATTTATTAATGCTCTTTTAATTACTTTAGCATTTTTATATTTTTCTTCACTTTCTTTTACATATGCTTTACATTCTTTTAATAAATCTTTATTTTTCTTAACTTCTACATATGCAAACGGTAAATCAAAACTTAAACCATCATCTGTTGTTAGTTTTTCTTTCTCTTTACAATGATAACATTTTGTTTCAAAAACTTTTTTTGTTTTCTTTGTATTATCTTTAACTAAATTTACTTCTGGTTCCATTATTTTTCCTCACTTTCATATAAATATTTTAATGTTGCTATTAAGTTATCTGATAAAATGTCAAAATCAGCTTTACAATTTTGCGGACTCGAAGTTATTCTAATAACTCCATTTTGATATTGTGCTGGAACATTTATTTCCTTTATTACATGAGAAATTTCATCAGATTTTGAATGACAAGCAGAACCAACAGATACTAATATATCTTTCTGAGACATTATTAACTGTAAAGTTTTACTGTCAATATTCTTAAACCCTATGCTTAAACAATTTGGAACACTTAAATCATTTGAAACAAGATAAACTTTATCATGAAAATTCTCATATAATTTATTTTTTATATTTTCCAAATATTTTCTAACACTATTTATATATTCTGGTGTCCATTTATTTAAGGTATGCTTTAATGCATAAGACATATTTAACGCTCCAAATACATTTTCTGTTCCAGACCTCAACCCATCTTCTTGACCACCACCATGGATTAAGGGAATTATAGGATTACCTTTACAATATAATATTCCAGTTCCTTTTATTGAACCAAATTTATGACCTGAAAATGAAGCCATATTAATATTAGATAAATCTATGTCATATAATCCTACACCTTGAACCATATCACTATGAAAAATAATATTATATTTGTGTGCTATTTCAGCTATTTCATTTATTGGTTCTATAGTTCCTATTTCATTATTAATAGCCATTATACTAATCATAATTGTTTTATCTGTAATAAGTTTTTCTACTTCTTTAGGTTCTATATATCCTTTAGAATTTGGTTTGACATATTTTACATTATACCCTAATCTATCTAATTCTTTACAAGTATTTAATATAGCGGGGTGTTCTATAGTGCTAGTTATTAATTCAAACTCTTTTGGTAATTGTGTCATAAAACCTTTTAATGCCCAATTATCGCTTTCAGAACCACCACTTGTAAAATAAATATTATCTGGGTCACAATTTAAGCATGTTGCAACTCTTACCCTAGCTTCTTCTAATAACTGTTTTGCTTTTATTCCTAGTATATGATTACTAGATGGATTTCCAAATAACCCCTCATCTATTCTGTCTAATGTTTGCTTTAAAGCTTTTGTATCTATAGGAGCAGTTGCTGCATAATCAAAATTCAACATTATTTTTTCACCTTCTTTTTCTTCCTTAATTCTTTAAACATTTTACAATCTACAATTGTGCTTCTAAAGCTTTGTTTACAATCATAAGGGCAACTTTCACAAGAAGAATTATATTGAATTTCTCCATATTTATTTTTATAATATAAATTTTTATCATTCATATAAATTATTCTCCATTTCTATTAGAAGCTATATCAACTAATCTATCTATAATATATTTTATTTTTTCTTCTACTATTTCTTTATCTTTATATATTTCATATAACGCAGAAGATATACTAAACATTACAGTAGACATTGTATATAATTTTATACAAAAGTTTACATACTCATTGTTGCCACCAAATATTTTTATAACTTCATCTTTGTTATTTTCATTTAATAAAAAAGTTATATCATTTCCAGGGTCTGAATAACCATTATCTAATAAAAATACTATTAAATCTCCCATCATTTTAAATTCGTCTGCTTCATTCATAATCTTATACCTCCTATAACACTTTTAAATATACTGTTCTTCTTCCAAAATCTAAAGCTTTTTGATGATTAGAAAAGAAAATATCTATTCTGTTTCCTTTTATAGCTCCACCTCTGTCTTCTACAATATAAGTTCCCATTCCTTGAATTTCTATTTTAGTTCCAAAAGAATATGAGCTAGACATTGCTACTGTTCTACCAGCAGTTGCTATTGTTCCAGAAGCAGTTTTACCTGTAGATTTACCACAACATTTGGTACAACCACAATAAGCAGTGGCAGTAAATTTTACATATCCGTTATTATCTTTTCTACTTTCTACATCTCCTCTTGAAGTAGTATTATTTATAACTTTTGCTACTTTCCTTTTTTCTTGTTGCTCTTTAGCTTTAGCTAACTTAATTTGTTCTTGTTTTTTAATTTCTTCTTGTCTTTTTAATTCTTGAATTTTATTTTCTTCTTCTATTTTTGCTTTTTGTTCAGCTATCATTTTTTCTTTTATGTCTAATGGTATAGGAATATTTTGAGTATTAATATTTTCCATACTTATTTGAGTTAAAGGCAAACTAATTTGAAACACTTGTGTTTGTTTGTTTTTATTAATTAATGAAAATGTTGTATAAATCCCTATTATAATCATAAGAGATAAAAGTAAATATTTTAATTTATTCATTATTATTCTCCTTTTATTACAAAATTTTGGAAAACATTATTAGCACAATCTTCCAATCCTTTTAAATAAATATCTGTTGTTCCTAAACTTTGATGCCCTAAAACATTTTGTATTTCTTTTACTTGAAATCCTGCTCTATACATGTTTGTTGCAGCTGTTCTTCTCAAACTATGAGCAGATATTTTCTTTGTTATACCAGCTCTTTTTGCTATCTTTTTAATTGTTCTATCTATACTCACTGTAGTCATTGGAGTTCCAGCATTTGAAACAAATAATTTTGGGCAATCTGTTTCTTTTCTAGTCAAAAGATATTTATCTATTTTTTCAGTAACATAAGAATTAAATTGAATTACTTGCAATTTACCACCTTTTCTTCTAATAGTAATATGAGCACAATCTTCTCCTCTTTCATTCTTAAATTTTTCATAACTTTCTAACTCTAATCCTATTAATTCACTAACACGTAAGCCATTATTACATAATACTGCACACATTGCAGTCTCTCTAGCATTTTTACAACATTTCATAAAGTTAGTTGCCTCTTGTTTATCAAGCCATGTTGTATTTTCTGGATTTGTTTTACCTTTTGTCTTTTTTCTTAATTCTCCAGCTGCTATTGGGTTCATTATAACCCCATATTTAGGATTACTCATTAAATAGTTGTAAAAAGAACTTACTGAACTTAATTTAGCTTTAATTGTATTTGGAGTATTACTTTCAAGTAAATAATTTCTCCAAGCAAAACAATCATCTGCATCTATTTCTTTTAGTTGTTCTATATTTTCTATATTATTATAATTCAAAAAAGATTTTATATCATCTTCATATTTACCTCTTGTACTTTTTGCCATATAAGTATTTAAAAATAATTCTAATTCTTTCATTTTTATCTCTCCCTTCATTATCTATATTATAGCATAGATAAATTAAGAAGTCAATACTTTTTTAAAGATTTTTAATACTTTTTTAAAGATTTTTAATACTTTTTTAAAAGTTTTTAATATTTTTTAAATTTCTTCATCAATAGTTACATATAATCTACCATTTGCGACATAATTTAATTGATTTTCATTGTAATCTTCAGTTGTTAAATTGACATATGCGTTTTTAATTTCACCATTTTTATACCAAATATTAATTCCACAAATATAAAAATCTTCAACATCAAATTCTTCTTCAAAACATTCAATTTTATCAGTATTATCAATAACTAATAATAAATTATCTACTAACGCAATATCTAACTCTCCAAAATCTGAAAATGTTGAACAATCTACTGGTTTTTCACTTATATTACAATCAAATTCTAATATATTATCACTAAAAATTTTATATCTAGCATAATTAGTTGTCATAATTTCTATATATTCGATATCATTCATAATTTTCTCCTTTATATTCTAGGTAAATGCCCAGACAAATACCTAGAATTATTTTATTTAAGAATTATCTTATATGCATTACCATTTATATCTGTTACTTCCATATTAAAAGTTCTTATTCGTCCCATTTAACTTGCCTGATAACCCATATAATTTGGAATATCTTTCCAAATTTCTTTCTTTTCTTCTTCAGGAGATAATTCTATTAAAATGGTAAAGAGTCACTTTCTCCAAACATTATATCATCTGAACTAGATGTTGGGACTTGAGTTTCTTTAGAAACTTTAGTTTGGTTACCTTCTACTTCATATTCTGAAACAAATATTTTAAAATCAGAAGTTTTCTTTTGATTATCTTTTTTGCTTACATATTCATCAAAAGTAAGCCAACCATTTTTAACATCTATAACTGTTTTATTAGGTATATCTACTCCTTTTTTAAAAGCAATATTTATTCCTTTATTCACATATTCTCCTTCTCTATTTTTTGCAGAAATTGTTGTTCTGTAAAATCCATTTTCGTTTTTAAAAACCATTGTTTTTCCTGTAAATTTACTTAATAACATTTTAATCTTCCTTTCTATTAAAAAAATCTTCTAAATAATCTTCTTGAATATTATCAAATAAGATAGGTGTATAATTAATTCTTTCTACACAAACACATAAATGATTATCTTGGTTCATGTCTGGGTACTCTGAACTTAATGAACTATCATGTATATGTCCGTGTATATTGAATTCATTATCATTAATATATTGTGGCTCATGAGATAAGATTACATATTTCATATCCGAATATTGGTCAGTATAATATAATCTTTGAGGTGTGTCAAATACTTGAGAAAATCCTATTTCTTTAAAATATTCTACATCGGTATCTCGGTCATGATTTCCACGAATTATTATTTTATATCCATTTAATCTATTGCAAATATCCCTAGTTTCATTAGGTGTACCAAATGAAAAATCTCCTAAAAAATATACAGTATCTTTATTTGTAACAATTGAATTCCAATTTTCTATAATTTTTTCATTCATTTCATCAATAGAACCAAATGGTCTCTTACAATAAGGTATAATACTCTTTTGACAAAAATGTGTATCACTTATTAAATAAATCATTATATTTATCCTTTCTTTATTAACTTCATATACTATTATACCAAAAATTAAATTGAAAGTCAAGTATTTTATAAAAATTTTTTATATTTTTGAAATTTCATATATTCCATCTTTTTGGTTTACAATATATTTATTATTCTCAACATTAATAGTTTCAATATATTCAACCACTTTGTCTGCTTCTTCTTTTGTGAAAACAAATCCATTACCTTTTTTAGTAATATCATCTATACAATTTCGTATAATATCTTCTTTATATGTTTCTAAAGATAAATCATATGGTTCGTTTCCTATATTTCCTGGCGTACATTTTTCAAATTCAGAATATTTAAAACTTTCTTTATATTTTCCATTATCAATCACTACAAAATCATTTGTAATTTGACATATTTTTCCTTTAATTTCTCTGGAATATTCTGTTCCTTGGTCATCATAACTATAAATTCTTGTGGAAATATTATCTCCTAATATAAAATTTTCTTTTCTTATCATAACAATATACCTCCTAAAATATTTTAGCTCCAACAAATTTTTCTATCTTCTCCTTTAATTCTCTTTCTTTAATATCTATCTTTTCAAGTTCATTGTCTTTAGTCTTTTCTAATATATCAATAGTATCATTGTTTGCTTTTATTTGTGCTTGCAATAAATTATTTTGAGCTTTCATTTCTTCGATAGTTTTATTGTTTTTCTCATTTTTTTCTGCCCATTGATTTTTTTCTTCTTCTATTTCTATAGTAATATTCTCAACTAATTTTTTCATTTCAGAAATATATTGTTTGTTAAATTCTTCTCCAAGCCCTAAATCAATTTTATATAAAGTTATTAATTTTGTTTTATTTCTATCTACAACTATTAACCAGCCATTTTTATTTATTCTAAAATAAGTATAATTATGGTCTTTATTTTTTCCATACCAAAATGGTTCTGAATATTGATATAATTTTAAAATTTGCTCTTTAACTTGTTCCTCGTTTTGAACTAAGAATTGTTTGATTTCATTCCCTGTTTTATTCATAGTTCTTTCTACATATCTTTCTAAAACATGTTGAGTAAATTCTATTTTTTCTAAATTCTCTTCCATATTATTTAACCTCACTTTCCTTTTTATACTTTTTATATGCTGGACTTTGTTGATATAATTGACCATAATGATAATTATAATAAGCTTCTATTGCTTGCTTCTTAGTTTTATATAATGATTTACCACATCTCTCTTCTGTTTCTTTTGTATTAGGATTATATATTGTTTCTGTTAAAATAAAATCAGTATCACCTGCTGAATTTAATATTTTATGTCCCATTATTTTTACTTTTGTTGGGTCTTTACTATCATCTGCAATATAAGCATAATCCCCATTTTTAAAATCCCATTCTATTTGAGTATCTACAGAATAATGACAACCTCTATATAAAACATTAATATGAAT